TTTTCTTTAACTGGAATTACTTATGATGGAACTAGGAAATTAAATACTTTAGGTCAAACTTATGCCGCAAATACTGCAGCGGGAACCAGTTCCCTTATGAAGCAGTATAATCCTGTTCCTTATAATTTTGATTTTACATTGTCGGCACTGGTAGATAATTCAGAAGATGGTGCACAGATTTTTGAACAGATTGTTCCTTTCTTTACTCCAGAATTTACAGTTAGTGTGAATTTAGTTCCCGCCATGAATATTAAGCCTGATATTACTATAATATTAAATGGTGTTTCCCTTGAAGATTCATACGAAGGTGAACTCAGTTTAAGGAGAGAAATTATATGGACTTTAAATTTTCAAATAAAAGGATATATCTATCCAGATATCAAGTCAGGGTCAGTTACGAAAAGCGTCATAGTAAACCTTAGAATGCCTTCAGAAGAAGCATCTGTTCCAGAATATATTATTTTAGAAGACAGTACAGATTTTTCTGTTAACTATGTACTCTTGGATGCAGACGCGGGTTCTCCAAACGCAACAGGATTAATGAAATTCATAACAGAAACTAGTTCAACAAGTACAGGAGCAGCAGGAATTAAATCAAGATTAACTGTTACACCTGGTCCAGGAGATGTCACCGCGAATGATGATTTTGGTTATACACAAACTTTTGAATATTTTAATGACAATATAGATGTTAATTTGACAACTGGATTAGATGTGAATCTGTAGAATGTTTTTTCGGATTCTTTTAGTAATTTTAATGATGGTTTCTTTTTCATCGGTTTCCGCGGCCCAAAAAGAAGTATATAAAACTGAAGATATCTTATTGTTGTTTAAGTCTTGTTATGAAACCATTCATTTTTTAGGTACTACAAAATATAAAAGAAAAAAACATAAATTAACTGAAATAGATGTATCTAAACAATGTTTTTGTATATGTGATAAGGTTAGGAAAAAACATAACCCTAAACAATTTTTAGTAAAATCACCTTTAGAAATACATAATATTATTACTCCTCTGGCTAATGATTGTTTAAAAGAAACTGGACAGTCTTGGTATGATGATGTAGAACCTGATATGGAGAAGAAAGATGACAGTTGATGATCGTATAGATGAAATATTAGAAATTACAAGTTTAGTTCCTACTCCAGAAATGGCACCTGAGCCCCCTGCAAGGATTATACCAAAGACAGGTAAAGATGATGACATTGATTATAATTATGCCCGTGAAAATTACTACAATCTAATCGAAAGAAATCAAGACGCAGTAGAAGAAATGTTGGAGATTGCTAAACAATCTGAACATCCTCGTGCTTTTGAAGTAGTCGGACAATTAATCAAATCTGGATTAGATGCAAATAAAGAATTAATGTCTCTACATAAAACCAAAAAAGAACTAAGTATAGAAAAAGGTGGTGATGTTAATGTTAATAACGCAGTATTTGTGGGATCTACCGCTGAATTACAAAAACTCTTAAAGGCAAAACGTGGCTAGCGAAACGTATTTGGGAAATCCCAACCTCAAAAATGTTGGACAAAAAATAAAGTGGACAGAAGAGACTCTTACAGAATATATGAAATGTAAGGAAACCCCTGAACACTTCATACGCAATTTTGTTAAAATTGTTCATGTAGATAAGGGACTTGTACCATTTGAGATGTATGATTATCAAAAAGATATGATACATAAGTTCAATGATAATCGTTTTGTGATCTGTAAAATGCCTAGACAAACCGGCAAGTCTACCACAATCATCGCCTTTCTTCTCCATTACATTCTGTTCAATGAAAGTGTTAACGTTGCTATCCTTGCTAACAAAGGAGCGGTGGCGAGAGAACTTCTTTCTAGATTACAACTCGCATATGAACATTTGCCCAAATGGTTACAGCAAGGCGCAGTTGTATGGAACAAAGGAAACATTGAAGTAGAAAATGGATCTAAGGTTATTGCTGCAGCAACTTCTAGTTCTGCTGTTCGTGGTAGTTCATTCAATATTATTTTTCTTGATGAGTTTGCACACGTACCACAAAACATAGCAGAACAATTCTTCACCTCTGTTTATCCTACAATTTCTTCTGGTGAATCCACCAAAGTTCTAATCGTTTCAACTCCACTTGGTATGAATATGTTTTACAAAATGTGGATCGAATCAATAGAGAATAGAAATGATTATGTGCCGATAGAGGTACATTGGTCGGAAATGCCAGGACGTGATGAAAAATGGAAAATAGAAACAATACGTAATACTTCTGAAGTACAGTTCACTCAAGAGTTTGAATGTGAATTTGTGGGATCAACGTATACATTAATTGCTCCATCAAAGCTTAGAACGTTGGTATTTAAGACTCCAATTCATTCTAATAATAATTTAGATGTTTATGAAGAACCAATAAAAAATCATACATATGCATTGGTAGCCGATACTGCTCAGGGAAAGGGGTTAGATTATTCTGCATTTAATGTATTCGATGTTTCCGGAATGCCGTACAAACAAGTAGCAAAATTTAGAGATAATACTATTTCTCCTATGTTATATCCAAATATAATTTTCAATGTGGGGAATAAGTATAATCAGGCTCATGTTTTGGTTGAGGTAAATGATATTGGTTCTCAAGTCGCGGATACTCTACATTATGATTTAGAGTACGAAAACATAATGATTATTACAATGAGAGGTAGAGCGGGACAACAGATTGGTGGTGGATTCGCAAAGAACATTCAATTAGGATTAAGAACTAGTAAACAGATCAAGAGGATAGGGTGTGCAACTCTAAAAGATTTGATAGAACAAGATCAATTACTCTTACCAGATTTTGAAACAATTAGAGAACTCACAACCTTTGCTTTAACAAATAATACATATCAAGCAGAAGAGGGTTCACATGATGATCTAGCAATGACTCTTGTTATATTTGGGTGGCTAGTACAACAGAGATATTTTAAGGAGTTAACAAATATGGATATACGAAAGAAAATGTGGGAAGAACAAATGGAAACTCTAGAGCAAGACATGTTGCCGTTTGGAATTATAGATGATGGACAGGAAGAGGAAACCTTTAAGGATAATGAAGGTACTGTGTGGACGGTGGATGATGACGCTAGGAGGCTATATTACTAAATGGATCTATATCCGCAAAATTAACTTCAGTAGGTGGATTGTTTATTTCTGTTATTAAATCTTCAATTTTATTAGATAGATCAGGTCTTTCCTTTTTTAATCTGTTTAAAAAACTTAGAGAACCAGTAACTAATTGGTCTGGACGGATAGATAATCTTTTTCCTATCTTTCTTTTATCGGATACTTCAAGGTGTTTGGGATTTACACAAGATGGATTAAAGCATGTTTGAGTTACTACTTCACTGGGTGTCAGTTCACCTCTCATTCCAGAAATTGATGAGAAATTACCATACATCATAAATGCATATCTACTAGCAGGAATAGTTTTTCCCATTACAGAAAACATTCCATGACCTGTTTTATTTTTTGAAGCAAGCCAGATATGACATTCTGTATTTTTTTCGGAACGATCAACTTTTTTAAGAAATCGTTCTTTTATTTTTTTATTGTCTATTAGCTTATATGTTTCTTTGTAATTCATATGCCCTTTATAAATTTATGATAACACTTAATATTTATGATTTTAGAGAACTGTAAAAAGATAAATAAAAGTAATATGGTAGAAAATTTATAAACCATAATCTTTCAACTTTATCTATAGGAGAGATAAGATGCCTTTTACAATTAGTCCAGGCGTTGTAACCAAAGAAATTGACTTAACAACTATTGTACCTGAAATTTCTATGACAGAAGGCGCAATCGCCGGTCCTTTTAAGTGGGGACCTACGTATGATCGCGTTACAGTCAGTAATGAATCAGAATTAACAAGTCGCTTTGGTAAACCAAACGCAGCCACATATAAAACATTTTTCACTGCTGCAAGTTATCTCGCATATTCGGGAAATCTTAAAGTAGTTCGTGCAAGTGGAACAGATGCAAATAATGCAGCAATGACCACCGCACTACAAGTAAAAAATGATGAACACTATGAGAATACATACGACCCAGACATGGGCGGATCACTAGTCACCACTGCTGGAGCATTCATTGCAAAATATCCAGGAGATCTTGGAAACAGTTTAAGAGTTTCCATGTGTGGTGCCACAAGAGCAAATACAAATAATGATGGAACACTTAACAGTAATACAGATGTTTCGCTTACAGTTGGAACTTCTATTGTATATGCAGTTGGAAATACTACTCTTACAGGAGTAGGAACAACTTTTCGTGCTGAACTTTCTGTTGGTGATGTTATTTGGTTTGATAGTAAATATGCTGTAATCACTACAGTTACATCCGATATAGAATGTCAGGCAATCGGTGCCGCAAGTATGGCCAGCGGAGCTGCCGCTACTCGTAAGAAAAGATCAGCATTCGGTGAACCCGCAGCTCAAATGATTGGAACAGTTGCTTGTTCAGCTAATGGAAGCACAATAACAGGAACATCTACAGCACTTGATACTCAATATACTGTAGGTGATCTTGTTAAACTTGTTGGAATCAATGAAGAACGTAAGATTTCGGCAATTGCTAATTCAACTTCCATGACAGTTACAGTACCTTTTGTTGCTGCAGCAGTCGCAAACACTCATTCACGAAGATGGGAATATGCAGACGCATTCGATAGTGAGCCCGTTACCTCATCTCATGCCAAACGAAATAGCGGAAACTATGATGAGATTCATATTGCTGTTGTAGATGAAGATGGAGAATTTACTGGAGCAAACAATACTGTAGTGGAATCATATACAGGATCAGTTGCCGGTGGAGCCAAAGGTGAAGATGGACAGAGTATCTATTACAAAGATTTAGTTAATAGAGGTTCAAAGTATCTCCGTTGGATGGATCATCACCCAGATGGTGATGCAGATGCACTTCTTGATGGTGGAACAACCGATTGGGGTGGAGTCGCGAGTGGTACATTTAACGCTAAAGGAATTATCGTTTCTGGAAGTCTAACTGGTGGAACTGCAGGAACTGCAGCAACTGCTGGTAATATTCAAACCGCTCTTGATGAATACAAAAATACTGAAGAAGTAGATGTAACACTACTGATGACTGGTGATGCCGATGCAGCAACAGCCATTTATGCAATTAATAATATTGCCGAATATCGTAAGGATTGTGTGGCATTTATTTCACCTACACAAGCAAATGTTGTTAATAACTCAGGAAGCGAAGTTAATGACGTTATATCTTTCCGTAATTCAATGCCAAGTTCTTCATACGCAGTACTTGACTCTGGATGGAAATACATGTATGATAAGTACAATGATGTGTTCAGATATGTTCCATTAAATGGGGATGTTGCAGGATGTTGTGCCTTTACAGATGAAGCACGTGATCCCTTCTGGTCACCAGCAGGAATAGATCGTGGTAATATTCGTAATGCCATTAAACTTCCTTTTAGTCCAAATAAGACACAAAGGGATGATCTTTATAAAAATGGTATTAATCCTGTTACAGCAATGCCGGGAAGTGGAATACTTCTTTTTGGGGATAAAACATTATTAGCAAAACCAAGTGCATTTGATCGTATTAACGTAAGACGACTGTTTATCCTTTTGGAAAAATCAATCGCGATTATGGCCAATTCCTTCTTGTTTGAATTCAACGATGCATTTACACGATCTAGGTTCGTTGCAACTGTTGAACCTTTCTTGAGAGATATTCAAGGGAGAGGTGGAGTTCAAGACTTTTCAGTTGTTTGTGATGAGGGTAATAATCCCGGAGATGTAGTAGATCGAAACGAATTTCGTGGAGACATCTATATAAAACCATCTCGTTCAATTAACTTCATACAACTACAATTTGTTGCAGTTAGAAGCGGTGTTGAATTTGAAGAAATTACCGGTGGATAACCGATAAATAATAGTATATAAATATTTAAAAGATGGGGGAAGACGATGACTTTCGAAGGAAGTACTTGTAAAAAAGACTTCCCCATCACATCTTTAATTTTAGTCATCGGAGAAAAAAACAATGTCATTTAACATCGACACATTTACCTCAAATTTCAAAAGAGGTGGTGCATTAGGAAGTTTATTTGAATGTAGCCTTGATGCCGCTAAAGGTACAGGGATGACTATTGCAGACTTTAAATTTATGTGTAAAGGTGCAGTGCTCCCAGCTTCAACCATAGAGGCGGGAACTATTACATACATGGGAAGAGCTTTACAAATTCCTGGTAATAGAGCCGCACAACAATTAAATACAGATGTTTATAATGATGAGGGGATGGAAATCAGAAATCATATTGAAAACTGGATGGAGAAGATTAATTCTCATAGAACGAATAGTAGACAAACAGGTATGTCCGCTGTCACTAAGTATACTGGTAAATTGACGGTTAAACAGCTTTCAAAAGAAGATCAGGGAGCAGTTAAAACTTATGAATTTATTGATGCCTGGCCCTCCTCTTGTGCAGAAGTTCCTCTATCATGGGAAACTAATGAAATTCAAACCTTTGCTATAACATGGGAATATAATTATTGGATAGGTTTAAACGAATCTGGTGGAACTGTCGCTGGTAACTAATAATTATTTGATTTATTATGAAGAAAACAATTTTATATGGGAGTGGTGCAATCCACTCCCATTTCACCTATTAGGAAGAATGTATGGCAGTTGAATTATTTGGATTTTCTATAGGAAGAGTTGACAAGGACGCAAAGAATAAAGAATCTTTTGCACTTCCTGATCCAGAAGACGGAGCAGTTGAAATTGGCCCCTCCGGTGGAGCATACGGTACGTATGTTGACATGGAAGGTCATGCCAAAAATGAATTAGAATTAATTAGAAAATATAGGGAGATGGCTACATTTCCTGAATGTGATCAAGCAATAGATGATGTTGTTAATGAGGCCGTTGTTACAAATAGGGAAAACTCTCCTGTCAGCATTAGCCTAGAAAAATCAAATCTATCAGATGATATTAAAGAAAAGGTAAAGTACGAATTTAAAGAACTGATTCGTTTGCTCGATTTTCGTAAAGTTGGTTATGAAATGTTTAAAAAGTGGTATGTTGATGGTAGATTGTATTTTCACATTATCATTGATAATAAAAACCCCAAACGTGGTATATTAGAACTACGCTCAATAGATCCCCTAAAAATAAAAAAGGTTAGAGAACCAAAAGTTGCTCAAGATGCACACGGCACAGCAGTGATAGATACTTCTGGATTTCAAGAGTATTACTTATTTAATGAAAGAGGAATTTCTACCGCTCAATCTGGAGGTATGACAGTTCAAATTGCAGCTGATTCTATCTCTTATGCACATTCTGGTATATTAGATCCCGATAGAAAATTAGTTTTAAGTCATCTACATAAAGCAATCAAACCCTTAAATCAATTACGAATGTTAGAAGATGCGGTAGTTATCTATCGTATTTCACGTGCTCCTGAACGTAGAATTTTCTACATTGATGTTGGTAACTTACCTAAGATCAAAGCGGAACAGTATCTACGTGATATCATGAGCAAATATAAAAACAAATTGGTATATGATTCCAATACTGGTGAGATTAAAGATGAACGTAAGCACATGAGTATGTTAGAGGATTATTGGCTTCCACGAAGAGAAGGTGGAAGAGGTACAGAGATTTCTACGTTGCCGGGAGGGGAGAATCTTGGTGAATTGGCTGATGTTGATTACTTCAAAACAAAACTATACAAAGCACTCAATGTTCCCCCCTCAAGGTTAGAACAAGATTCAGGCTTTATACTAGGACGAGCTGAAGAAATTTCTAGAGATGAAGTTAAATTTACACGTTTTATTGAAAGATTGAGAGCCCGATTTAATATTTTGTTCAATGATCTCATAGAGAAACAGTTATTACTCAAGGGAATTGTTTCTTCTGTGGATTGGGGAATTGTAAGGGATAATATAATATACGAGTGGGAATCGGATTCACATTTTGCGGAACTACAACAAGCAACAATGATGAGAGAACGGTTAGGTACATTAGTAAATGATATGGGATATAGAGATGAAGTTGTTGGTAAATATTTCTCTCAAGAATATATCAATAAGCACGTTCTTAAATTGTCTCAAGAAGAAATTGACAATATGAAAGAACAGATTGCAGCAGAGAAAGCGGAAGCTGCGGCCGCTGAAGGTGGAGGAGAATCAGAAGATCAACAATGGGAATTTGATCCTTCAGCAAACAAGCCAGACTTAAAGGTGATTAGTAACTAAAATTTATAAATAGTATAAATATAACAGAAATAATAGAGGAAATTTATGTCTAATGAAACTACAATTGGTGATATCGTAGCATTTTCTAGATCAGATGATGCTGCAGGAGTAAAGACCGCAATAGGTGATGTACTTCAACAAAAAGTGATGGTATCATTAGAAAGTAAGAAAAAGGATTTCGCTAAAACTTTTTTAACTAAACCGAATACAGACTCGAAAGAGCCGGAAAGTCAAGAGGAAGTAACAGATGGCAGCTGAAACACAAACGCTATTAGATTCAGAACGTAAAGTGATTATGAAGTTTTTTTCTGATGCATCAGAATCAGATGTTAAGAAAGTAGATTTATCGACACTCGCTTGGGCGAAACATACTATGACGCTTTCTGGAGCGGCAAGTCCAAATTTTAAGATTGGCGAAGTAATAACAACCGCTGCTACTGAACATTTTCTTGTTACAGGTTTTACAGCCGGTGCATCCACAGTAGAAGTTGTTGGATGGGATAATACGAACAAAAAAGCAACAAGTATCCTAACTACCAGTTCCAATGGAGATGCAATTAGTGGTGCAGTATCAGGAGCTAATACAAGAACTCTTGCAAATAGTGGTAACTTGACGGGCCTAGAGTGGAATGTATTAGTTACTAAAATAATGTGGATTACAAATGGCCTACAAGTTGCAATTGAATGGGACGGATCTACAGCAGAAAAATATATTGCAGAATTATCAGGTAATGGAAGTTGGTCTATGCCAGGAAATGAATGGCCGGGAATTGGAATAAACGCAACTGGAGATTCTTCTGAAGTTTTGGGTGATATTCAATTTTCCACAACCGGACATGCATCTGGTGATTCATATACGATTATAATGGAATTGAAGAAACAAGCACCAGGCTTTGACATCCCAGCATATGAAGAAAATACTTCATTGGGCTATAAAGTAGACTACTTAAAAGGTAATTTCACATGATAGGAGAAATTTAATGAGACTTATATGCGAACAATTAGAAGATGTAGAATTTATATGTGAAGGCGCCGGAAAATCAAAAAATTATTTCATTGAGGGTGTATTCATGCAGGCCAATGTGAAGAATCGCAATGGTCGAGTATATCCAAAAGCAATATTACAAAAAGAAGCTAAGAGATATCACCAAAATTATATTCTACAAAACAGAGCGTTTGGAGAACTAGGACATCCAGAAGGACCGACTGTCAATTTGGAAAGAGTCTCCCACATGATACAAGAACTTAAAGAGGATGGAGACAATTACGTAGGTCGAGCCAAGATTATGGATACTCCTTATGGTAAAATTGTAAAGAACCTTATCGATGAGGGTGCCCGTTTGGGTGTCTCATCCAGAGGAATGGGCTCCTTAAAGCCTGTGGGTCGCAATTGTAGTCACGTACAAGATGATTTTTATCTTGCAACAGCTGCAGATATTGTTGCCGATCCTTCTGCACCAGCGGCATTTGTCAATGGTATTATGGAAGGAAAAGAGTGGATATGGGATAATGGTATTCTAGATGAACGCCATATTGCCCGAATCGAAAAAGAAATGAAAATAACTAGTCAAAAGCAATTAGATCAATATCAACTAAAAGCCTTTAACCAGTTTATGTCAAGTTTATAAAATTACTAAATAATACACAAAGTAAATATACTTTAATTAGAACAGATTAGGAGATTTAAATGTCTGAAGAAATTTTGACCAAAGAGTCTGAGGAAATGACAGAAGAAGAACTAGCTGAAAAGCGGAGAGCTGCTGCTGAACAAGATTCTTCAGACGAAGAAGAAGATGAAGAAGAGCCTGAAGTAAAAGAAGGTAAACGTTCAGTTAAAAAAGAAGAAGATGACGAAGAAGAAGATGAAGAAGAGCCTGAAGTAGCAGAAGGTAAATCTTCCGTTAAAAAAGAAGAAGGTGAAGAGGAAGAGGAAGAAGGGGATGAAGAGGAAGAAGAAGTTCCCGCAGAATCTAAAAAAGCAAAAAAAGAATCTGTAATTCCTTCAACTAAAAATCAAATGTTGAAAAACATCTATGATGAAGTTAACAAAATGTTGAAAAGTGATCTTGCTGGTAAATATGAGCAAATCATGGCCTCAACTTCTTTGAAACAAGTTAAAGAAGTCAAAGAAACCCGTACTAAAGCTGTAGTTACAAAGGAAGATATTGGACCGATTAATGTTCAAGACGACATTGAAGCCTTAACTGCAGGTGAAGAAGGACTTTCTGAAGAATTTAAAACAAAGGCCACGACTATTTTCGAAGCTGCAGTTCATGCAAAAGTTGTCGATGAAGTCAATGCCCGGATGGAACAACAAGCAAAAGAACAAGAAGCTGGATCTCAAGAGTTCCAAAAAGAACTTACAGAAAAAGTTGACGGTTATCTTACTTATGTTGTAGAAGAGTGGATGAAGGAAAATGAATTGGCAATCGAAAGAGGAATTCGTTCCGAATTGGTTGAAGATTTCATGTCTGGAATCAAAACCCTCTTCACAGAACATTACATCGACATTCCTGAAGAGAAAGTTGACATGGTTGACGACTTATTCACAAAAGTTGAAGATCTTGAAACCTCTTTGGATGAAGAGATTAATCGTGGAGTAGAACTCCAAAAAGAATTGGCTCAGTTCAAAAAAGATGATGCCCTTAAACAATCAACTAAAGATTTGGCCGATACTGATTCGGAAAAAATCGCTAAGTTGGCTGAAGGTATTGAATTTGAGAACACGGAGCAATACATTGAAAAATTGAATGTCCTTAAGGAGAGTTATTTCCCAAAGACTGATTCAGTTACATCAGAAATTACTGAAACTGATGACACCATCGAATTGACTGAAGAGAAATCTCCAGAAAAAATTGATGAATCTATGAAACATTATACATCAGCGATAAAACGCTACAATACTTAATTTTAAACCTTATAGGAGAATAATATGTACCTAGCTGAAGACCTTCAGAAAAAGTGGGGTCCGGTTCTTGGACACGAAGATCTCCCTCCGATCAAAGATAACTATCGGAAGGCCGTAACGGCAGTTCTTTTGGAAAACCAAGAGAAAGCTATGCGGGAACAAGCCACTCAAGATGGTGGAATGTTTGGAAATATCCAAGAAGCAGCTCACGCTAACAAGACCGGCGGTAACGTTGACACCGTTGATCCTGTTTTAATTTCGTTGGTTCGTAGAGCCATGCCTAATCTCATCGCCTATGATGTTTGTGGAGTTCAACCGATGACTGGTCCTACCGGACTGATCTTCTGTATGAAGTCTCACATCACATCTCAGGCTGGTGTAGAAGCGGCTGATTCTGTCGAAGCCGACACATCATTTTCTGGTAGTGGAACACATTCTGCTAACAGTAACCCTGCACATGCTAGTATGACTACTGGTACTGGTACCGCAACAGCGACACAAGAAGCTGATGTGGCAGTATCCGAAATGGCATTCGCAATTGACAAAGTAACTGTTACCGCCAAGTCACGTGCACTCAAAGCTGAGTACACAATGGAATTGGCTCAGGATCTTAAAGCCGTTCATGGTTTGGATGCTGAAACAGAATTGTCAAACATTCTGTCAAATGAAATTTTGGCTGAAATTAACCGCGAAGTTATGAGAACTATCTACACCAACGCAAAAACTGGTGCAGCTCATAACACTACAGCCGCAGGAACTTTTGATCTTGATACCGATTCTAATGGCCGTTGGTCAGTAGAGAAGTTCAAAGGGTTGATGTTCCAGATTGAACGTGAAGCAAACGCAATTGCTAAAGATACTCGCAGAGGAAAAGGTAATGTTCTCATTACTTCTTCAGATGTAGCATCTGCATTAGCAATGGCAGGTCAGCTGTCCGGAGCACCTTCCGGAAATAATTTTGATCCAGATGATTCTGGTTCCACAATGGTTGGAACTTTGAATGGTCGTTTCAAAGTTTTCGTTGATCCATACGCTCCTTCTGCCGCAACTAACTATTTCACAGTTGGTTACAAAGGCTCATCTGCATATGACGCAGGACTGTTCTACTGTCCTTACGTTCCGTTGCAAATGGTTCGTGCAGTTGGTGAGAATTCATTCCAGCCAAAGATTGGTTTTAAGACTCGTTATGGTCTTGTTTCTAATCCTTTCGCGAATGAAACCGGTTCCGCAAATAACGGAGCAGGTGATGGTTCACTTACAGCTAACGCTAACCGTTACTACAGACACGTTATCGTGGCTAACCTTATGTAATCTTCTTTCTGAAGATGACTTTAAAAGGGTGGGCTTTATGTCCACCCTTTTTTTATGCTTACTAAATATTAGTATAATAATGGAGGTAGTGAAATGTTTGAAGGAGATGATGCTCAAGGTATAGATTCTGTTTTTGTACTAGGAAACGGTCCAAGTAGAAAAAATATAGATCCATCAAAATTAGATGGAACAGTTATAGGATGTAATGCTTGTTATAGAGACTTTACACCTGATGTAATTTGTGCCATTGATGCAGGAATAATGAGTGATATTATTGACTCCGGATATGAAGGACAATGTTATTTTACACATAATTCATGGAATCTGTTACCCGCAAGTGCATATGATGGTTTAGCAAATGGAACAGAACATGTAACATATCGAAGATTTGATTGTGAATATTTTGTGTATATTTCCGGACTTGATAGTGGAGTAACAAAAACTCAAAGTTACATTATCTGGGTTCCTAAAGGAATGGAAGATAAGATAAAAAATATAGGTGAAGAAGTTTTAGGGTGGTCTACAGGAACTTCAGCATTACACATTGCATGTCAAGATTTTACTTGTAATGATTATGAAAAAGTTTATTTACTAGGGTTTGATCATAAAGAAGATGAATATGATAATCTTTATGCCGATACCAAGCACTATTTTAGTAAAGATAGTAAAATTAGTGATGGTTATATACATGAAAACGGAACTAAAACTGTAAGACAAGGTAATGAAAATACAAGAGGGTGGATAGATGTACATAAAAGTTGGACAGATCAACTCTATAAAGTTATTGAAAAACATCCGGCTCTACAATTTATTTGGATTAATTATCGTGGAGATGATTTTCCAAAACTCCCAAATTTATTTTCAAAAGATGAAAAGGAACTATGGCAAGCTTAGCAGAACAACCTAAAAATATTAACCCTTTAGCCGATGTCCAATTTAAGTTTGACATTGCTGCCTTACCAACCACTTCTTTTTTTGTTCAAACTTGTAATTTACCAGGTGTAACATTAGAAGCACAGCAAATTGGAGCTCCTCGAATTACAAATTTTGCACGTTATACTGGTGTTATAACTTATGAGAATCTTGATATAACTTTTTTGATTGATGAATATTTAAAAAATTGGCAAGAAATATATGAGTGGATGACTGGTAACAAATCCAAATACACTTCCGCAGTATTAACTATTTTAAGTAGTTCTATGAATCCTACGCTGGAATTTCATTTCAAAGAAATATTCCCCATCTCATTATCAGCAATATCATTTGATAGTACTACAACAGATCCAGTATATCAAACCGCATCCATTAGTTTTAACTATTCAGAATATATTATTAAAAATCTATTGAACAATTAAAAAATGCCCAAATTAAAATCAAACAAAGTTCCGCACGGTCAGGATATATTAAATCCAGATTGGCCAGATGCAAAATGGGATATCGGTGGTCTATTTGTTCACGATGATAACATTTTTCAGCTTTTAGATCAAATTCAAAATCGATATGCATGTATATTACCCATTACATCAGTATTTGGTTGTTACAATGTAATGTGGCAAGGAGGAAGAACTTCTTGTTCTTCTCCTGTTCATAATTATAGTGGATGGACACCAGAAGCGGTAATCAAAGACTATAATAATAGAGGTATAGGTTGTACTTTTACTTTTTCAAATACTTTACTTAAAGAAGAACATTTATCTGATCCAAGTTGTAATTATTTGTTGGATTTGTTGGCAAGACAAAACTTTGATAGTAATTCTGTTGCTATTACTTGTGATATTTTGTCAGACTACATAAGAGACAAATATCCAAATCTAAGACAAAAAGCATCGATTGTCAAACTAACATCAGAAATGCCAAAGAAAAGAACCTTTGAATATTACGAAAGTTTGTTTGAGAAGTATGATAGAATATATTTACACCCTGATGATAATCTTAATCTCAGATTATGTGAAAAAATAGCTGAGTCTGGAAAAGTTGATAAATATGAACTTCTCGTAAATGAAAAATGTACAATAAATTGTAGTATAAGAAAAGATCACTATGATGAAACTTCATCAGCAGTAATTGATGGTTGGCATGGTATGTTTAATTTTACTAATGTAGATTTTATTCATAATCCCGGACATCCTAATAGTATATGTGAAAGGTGGACAAAATCAGAATTAAGGTCATGTGTACTTTCTAAAGCCGAATTTAAACAACTTTATGATTTGGGTTTTAGAAATTTTAAATTACAAGGGAGAGATGCGCCTTGGGGATTTGTGAACTATAATATTTCTGATTGGATGGTTGAACAAGACACCATCGCACCAATGTTAAATTTTTAACTTCTAATGATTATTTGATTATGAAAGAAATTTCTAAAGAAGAAATTTTAACAGCGTGGAGTAATACCAAATTAAAAACGGGGGTATATATCCACAGCCCCTTCTGTAAAGAACAATGTACTTATTGTACTTTTAAGGGTACAATGTTTGAGAAGAGCGCCTTCCATCGTTATTATTCAGAATATCTTCCAAATCAAATAAAATTTTATGAACCTGTATTAAGTTCAGACCTCATTCGTAACTATTTTTGGGGTGGTGGAACTCCCACATTGATGTCCGCAAAAATAATGCGAAACATATTTGATCTTATTCCTAATTTCAAAGAATGCCCAAGAAAATTAATGGAATTCCACATGGCCGATTGGACTAAGGAACAATTAAATGTGGTGAGTGAATACAACTTTAATACAGTAGTAGCTTGTGTACAGAGTTTTGATAGAGAAGTAGTAAAACAACAAAAACGAAGAGCACCCAAAAATGATGATGTCATTTATAATTTTTTAGACCATGCAAATACACTAGGATTATTTACAATGTCAGATATTATTTTTTTTGATACAGGTGATGTGAATAGGGATTTGGATAGACTTTCAACAGATATGCAAAAATTAGCCAATCATGATATTTCAGAAATAAGTGTGCAGACGATTTTTGATGAAGTGGGGAAGTATGATGTTCAAGTTACTAATAGAGTAAATGAATTTTTACATCTTAATACTCAATATCATAAAGGATTTGAACGAGAAGATTCTGATAGTGATTTTGCTGATGCAACAGGACGTAAGGCAAGAAAAGAAGATAAGATATACAAAAAAGAAATAGATTGGGATGAAATGTCTCAACAAGATATACACCTTGATGGCTTGATGACTAATCCCGAAATGTTATTAGCGTCAAATTATAATGTATTAGGAATTGGATCTTATAAAAATCATAAATATACATTTTCTAGAATAGAAGATAAGTTAGAATATGTTGAAGACGGAGATAGTTATACACCTAAATGGTTATGTACTTATGATAAAAAAGATTGGCCTGTGAAAAAACTAATAGCTGATTTTTATAATGTGTTAGAGAATACTATAGGAGATCCCCCAGACGGCATAGATTTTACTTTTTCTTCAGAAGTTGTACAGTATGATGAAGATGATAGCACAAAGAAACGGGTTGAAAGAAGATTGATACCTAATTATAGGTGGCCACTTAATCCTGATGAGCCTTTTATTGTTATAGAAGAATATGTAGCTAAACTAAAGAAAATGTTTGAAGGCTTATGATTAATATTGCAATAGTAGGAGGTGGTACGGCGGGGTGGATGACCGCAGCCACATTATTAAATCAATTTCCTGATAAAAAAATTACACTTGTAGAATCTCCTAATATTTCTAATATAGGTGTGGGAGAAAGTACTGTTGCTGGTGGTCAAAGTGGTTTTCAAGGTATTGCTAATTGGTTAAGTTTGGTAGACATTAATGACCGTGATTTTATGCCTCATTGTGATGCCATTTATAAATTAAGTATTGCATTTGAAAACTGGTATCGAGAAGATTCAGGAACATTTCATTATCCATTTGGTATGCCAATATTTCCACCAAATACTGGATTAGATGACTGGCATTTTAAAAAAATACTTTATCCCGAAACACCAGTAAGTGATTATGCGGAATGTTTTTTCCCAGGGATGGCACTTGTAAATCAAAACAAATCACTTTTTACTGATAATTCTTCAGAGAATGAAGTTCAACAACAATCGAAATATTCTTATCAATTTGATGCTACTAAATTCGGTATATGGTTGAAAGATAATTACTGTAAGTCTAAGTATTCTAATAATTTCACTCATATTCTAGCAGAAGTAAAAGAAATCCCTTTGAATGATAATGGGATTAAACATCTTGTATTAGATGATGGGCGTAGACTTGAGGCAGATTTATTTATAGACTGTACAGGATTCAAATCTTTATTATTGACTGAAGCCTTTGGGGTATCATTTGTAAACATTAATGATTATATTCCCAATAATTATGCTTGGGCTACTAAAATACCTTATAAAGATCCAGAAACACAAATTGTAAATTATACAAAGTGTACAGCGATTGAAAATGGCTGGATATGGGAAATTCCATTGTGGTCTAGAATGGGATCTGGTTATGTATTTTCGGATAAGTTTATTTCTACACAAGCCGCATTACGAGAATTTAAACAGGGATTAAGAAGAAAAGGATATGAAAATGTTGAAGCTTTAGAATATCATTTAATTCCAATGAGATGTGGAATACAATCAAAATTATGGGTTAAAAATACTTGTGCAATTGGGTTAGCAGCAGGTTTTATTGAACCATTACAATCCAATGGATTACATTGTACTCATCAATTTATATTTAATTTATGTTGTACATTAGAACGAGGACATATAAGTGAATGGGATAGAAAAGAATTTACTACCAAATGTCATGATGATTTTTATGGATTTGCCGCTCCGGTTGTAATGTGTTATGGGCTCACACATAGAGATGATACTGAATACTGGCGAGAGATAATATCTAGAGAGTGGTCACCAGATCTTTTTTCATCTACTTCTGATGGTTTATCTGGAAAATTTCATCAGGCTTATAGGGAGAAAAATTTTAATAAGCAATTCAATACATATAGTCCTGCCCATTGTATGGCGGCTGGTATGAATTGGAACCCTACAGATATACATTCAATAAAATATAGTGGGGGCAATATGGAAAGTATTAAAAAAATGACTAAGTTCAATATTCAGCAAATTGAAGAAAGAAAAAAGAATTGGGATGAACAAATTAAAGATTTTCCAAGCCCTTATCAATATCTAAAAAACAATATTCACAATGACTGATTTTTCACAATTATTATGGTTATTTAATTCACCAAGAGAAACAAGAAATATAATTCGATTAGATTTGCATGAAGCAGGATTATTGTACAAGTATGCTTCACAGCAATGGAAAATAATGCCCAAGACAAGAGAGGGTAATATCATATTAGAGATTGGTCGATATTGGGGAGGATCAACCATATTACTTGCCATTGCTACACACGATACCAAAGTAGAAATAGTTTCCGTTGATGTTGTTGAGGGGTGTCATGATCCAGATGTGGATGATTGGTTGAATGATTACGAAGAAAAAGAACGTATAGATATTAGGACAGAGAATTCTCACGCAATGGAAAATGTACCATTGTCTATGTTATTTGTTGATGGTGATCATTCATATGAAGGAGTTAAGAAAGACCTTATTCATCATTGGAATTATTTAAATGGTCCTTGTTTAGCTCATGATTATACTGATCCAACTTGTGAAGGAGTAACTAGATTTATAGATGAATGGATCGAAGAGGGTTACGCCGAAATAATTGAACAAGCGGGCACGATGGTTGCCCTTAAAAAATTGAAAGATTATGAAATTTGAAGAAATACAATATCAATGGACACTCGATTGTGTAATGGATGAAACTGAACTATCTCAAGAATCCATAAAGATCCCCCAATTACATAACAAATATTTAATATTCTATTCCAACGAAAAATTAAAATTCAAGGAAATAAAATATCTATTTGCCGGTCTTATTAAAAGAAAAAGAGATTATTATAGTGGAAGAATGACTGCGAAAGAATTAGAGGCGGCCGATTGGGAACCATTTCAATTAAAATTACTCAAAGCAGATGTACAAGAATATATAGATGCGGATGATAATGTAATAGAATCTAAAAAATTACTTGCATTACAAGAAGAAAAAGTTAACTATCTTGAATCTATAGTGAAAAGTTTAACAACTAGAGGATATTTAATAAAAAATGCAATCGATTGGAAACGATTCACAGAAGGTCATTGAGATTATTGAGATTACTAAGAAGGATGAGGTATATCTCAAAATAAGCTGTGAAGCAGGCGTAGCACAAGAATTGTGTGATTATTTTACATTTATTGTTCCGGGCCATACTTTCATGCCGGCCTTTCGGATGAAGATCTGGGATGGTAAGATAAGATTGTTCAATATTCACAATAGGTTACTGTATAGTGGATTACTTGAATATGTTTTTATATTCGCACAGCCACGAAACTACTCAGTAGCCCCGATAGGTTTTGATTGGAAACCTAAAAAAATAGCAAAAAATAAAGCTTTCTTTGCGGATTTAAAATTACCATTTGAACCAAGAGATTATCAACTTGAGGGATTTTATCATGCCTTATCATACAAAAAATGTTTGTTAGTATCTCCTACTGCTAGTGGAAAATCCCTAATCATCTATCTAATTGTACGAGCACTTAATGTTAAAACGTTAATAATTGTACCTACTACTTCTTTAGTTTCTCAATTGTATGCAGACTTTCAGGAATATGGATGGGATTCCGCAAAATTTTGTCACCAAGTCTATGCGGGTCAAGATAAGGTATCAGATAAGAAGGTTGTTATTTCCACATGGCAATCCATTTATAAACTCAATAAGAAACTTTTCGAATCATACAAATTAGTAATTGGTGATGAGGCTCACGGATTCAAATCAAAATCCCTTACATCTATCATGACTAAATGTGTGAACGCAGAATATCGAATAGGAACTACAGGAACATTAGATGGAACTCAAACTCACAAATTAGTTTTAGAGGGATTATTTGGTAAGGTTTATAAAGTTACAACAACCAAAAAATTAATTGACAGTAAGCAATTAGCTTCATTTCGTGTAGAAATTATTGTATTAAAATATCCTGATGTAATATGTGAGCAATTTAGAAAAATTAAGTATGCGGATGAATTGGAATTTATAGTAGGACATGAGAAAAGAAATAAATATATAAGAAACTTAGTATTATCACTTGATGGTAATACTTTACTTCTCTTTAGATTAGTGAAAAAACATGGACGTATTTTATACGAAATGATAAAGGAGAAAGCAGATGACAATAGGAAAACTTTTTTTGTATATGGGGGAACAGAAACCGATACAAGAGAACAAATACGAGCAATCGCAGAAACAGAACGAGACGCAATCATCGTGGCTAGTTATGGGGTATTTAGTACCGGCATCAACATTAGGAATCTTCATAACATTATTTTCTCTTCTCCTTCTAAGAGTCGTATTAGAAATCTACAGTCAATAGGTCGAGGATTAAGACTGTCAGATAATAATCAAGAAACAGTACTATACGATATTGCAGATGATTTGAGATGGAAGAATAGAAAGAATTATGCTTATCGACATCATGAAGACCGAATGAAAATATATGATGAAGAAAAGTTTCCATATAAAATTCATAACATTCCACTTAAGGCATGAATGGCAGAATTAGATAACAAAAACTTAAAAGTTATTAGATTAGATAATGGAGAAATACTTTTCGCAAAAGTACAAGTAACTGATAAAAGTAAAAGTAGTGGTTATTTGGAACTCCATTGGCCAATGAAAGTTCTAATGAAATTTGATAAAGAAGAAAAAGTTACTCAATTAGCATTACTTAAATGGTTGCCCTTTACAGATACTACACAAGTACCTTTAGCCACAAGAAGTATTATGTCTGTTTCAGATTTAGGAGAAGAATATAAAGGATTTTATTTAAATTCTGTAAATGAAGATAGTACACAGACGAGAGATCAAGAACTAAATAAAATGTCAAAACTTTTAGAAGATTTTGAACCAAGTGGATATATGAATTAAATTCACCTTTTGTGTTTAACACTTTATTATATCACGTTTTCCTGAAAAGTCAAGACCCCCTGTTTTACACTTGACATATTTAAATTCCATGATATAATGAGTGTACGACATTAACTTTAAAAGGGATAATATTATGGCCAGAAGAAAAAATAAGGGTAATAAAGCCCATTATGTGGATAACTCCGTATTTTTAGAAGCAATGATCCAATATAAAAGTGAATATGATGACGCAAAGAAAAATGAAAAGGAACTTCCACAAATTTCAGAATATTTAGGATCTGTATTTTTGAAAATAGCCCAAAGATTATCTTTTAGGCCCAACTTTATAAATTATGCATTTAAAAATGACATGATATCTGATGGTATAGAAAATTGTCTACACTATATTCATAATTTTAATCCAGAAAAATCAAACAATCCGTTTGCATATTTTACTCAAATAATTTATTATGCTTTTATTCGAAGAATACAAAAAGAGAAAAAACAATTATATATAAAATATAAAAGCATGCAAAACTATGATACGATACCTGGGTATATGGATATCGATAAAACTAATGATGTACCTAATCCAATTGGAGATTATAAAAATTCAGATTTTAGAATAGTAGTAGATGAATTTGTAGACACTTTTGAAAAGAGTAAGAAGAAAAAGGCAGTAGTTAAGAAAAAAGAATCTAATTTAGAATTATTTATGAGCTCCACAGCATGAAGATAGCCCTTATAACGGACACTCATTGGGGCGCAAGGGGCGATAGTCTCACCTTCATGAACTATTTCCGAAAATTTTATGATAATGTATTTTTCCCTTACCTAGAAAAACACAATATCAAAACCCTCATCCATTTAGGTGATGTGGTGGATCGTAGAAAATTCATTAACTTCAAAATACTGAACGATCTACGAACAAATTTTGTTGAACGCCTATGGAAAATGGGGATAGATACTCACATAATTATCGGTAATCACGATACCTTCCACAAAAATACTAACGAACTAAATTCTCTCCAAGAAATTTTTACGACTCATGAAGGAAAAGTAGAGCCGTGGATGTATTCTTCTCCAAAGGAAGTAGGCTTTGATGGACTAGGAATTCTCATGATGCCGTGGATAAATGAAGATAATTATGGTGAATGTATGAAAGCAATTAAAAATACTCAATGTCAGATTCTTATGGGACATTTAGAAGTTAGAGGATTTGAACAGCATATTGGATCATGGAGTCATGAAGGTGTAGAAGCGAAGATTTTTGATAAATTTGATATGGCTATGAGTGGACATTTTCACCACAAGTCAGATGATGGTACAATTTACTACTTAGGAAATCCCTATGAAATAACATGGAGTGATTATAAAGACCCCAGGGGGTTCCACATCTTCGATACAGAGACAAGAGAGTTAAAACACATACAAAACCCCTATAGAATGTTTAGAAAATTTTACTATGATGACAGTAATGAGTCTTTTGAAACATTAACTGAAAGAGATTATAGTGAATATGAAAACACCTATGTAAAAGTAGTAGTACAAAAGAAAACAAATCCTTTTTGGTTTGATACTGTACTAGATAAGTTATATTCAGTAAATGTTGCAAATCTAGTAGTAGTTGAGAATTTTTCGGATTTGGAATTCATGGAAGATGATGAGATAATCGATGAGGCTCAAGACACATTAACCATTTTAAGTAAATATGTTGATTCATTAAATATAGAAAATAAAACAGAATTAAATATATTGATGAGAAATCTATATAATGAAGCATTGACTGTGGAGACAGTATGATGGAAACTTATGCAGAAAGACTGCAAAAACGAAAAAAGGAAAAAATGACCAATTATGATTTGGATGAGCTTGAAAGGGAAAGAGATCGGAATGCCTTTGCGAGTGTTAAAATAGGAGAACCAAAAGAAGCTACAACAGAAGTAGAAATAGAATTATCTAATGATGATCTTTTAGTATTGACACTTGCAGCTCACGATAGAGATATAACTTTAAATCAATTATGTAATTCAGTTCTTAAAAAATCACTTAAAGATCTTGACTATAGATTCGAACATCAAACAAAACCTCAAGTACTAAAAGAATATTAAATTGTTATATTTTAAAAGTATCAGGTGGAAAAATTTATTAAGTACCGGCAATCAATTTACAGAAATTCAGTTAGATAAAATTTCCACCACGTTAATTGTCGGAGAAAATGGATCAGGTAAATCTACCATCTTAGATGCCTTGTGTTTCGGATTATTCAGCAAACCATTTCGAAGAATCAATAGGCCGCAATTAATAAATTCTATTAATGATGGTGGACTGTTGGTAGAAATAGAGTTTGAGATTGGTAGTAAATCCTATATGGTTCGCCGAGGAATCAAGAAAAATATCTTTGAAATTTTTATCGATGGTAAAAGATTGAACCAAGATGCCAAGACTGCAGATCAACAAGAGTATCTTGAAAAGACCATCCTTAAATTAAACTATAAATCTTTTACTCAAATTGTTTTATTGGGAGCAAATCACTATATCCCATTCATGCAATTGAAATCAACAGATCGTAGAACCATTATTGAAGATTTACTTGATATTCAAATTTTCTCTGTAATGAATGGTTTGTTGAAATTTAAAATATCAGAGAACAAAGAAGACAGTCAAAACATTGAAGTCAATAGGAAATTATCTGTTGCACATATTAGTAATACTGAAGAAGCAATTAATGAGTTAAAAAAGACTAAGACAAATCAAATTCAACAAAATGAACTTGATGTTAGTAACAATGAAGGTGAGGTTGACCGATTAAATAGAACAATAAAAGAGTTGATGGACTCAATATCAGATGATAAGACGGCACAAACCCTTAAAGAATTAGAAGGATATCAAGGTGGTATTGAACGAAAAATAATATCCTCAGAAAAAGAAATAGAATTTTATGAACAAAATGATATTTGTTCTACTTGTAATCAAGATTTGGGTGAAGAACATAAATCTAAAATGATAGAAGAACATCATGGATCGATGCATAAGAATGGAACTGCATTATTACAACTTGGTAATAAAATTAAAAATTTAGAATCACGTTTAGATCATGTATCAAAAGTTCAGACAGCTATCACCACCAATCAAAACCAAATTCAGGCAATCAATAGTTACATTACAAAATTGAAAGATCAGATTAAGGAAATAGAAGCCAGAGAAGATGACATTGAGGACAAGATACGCAAATTAAGAAATTTAAAAGGTGACTTGAAAAATTGTATGGAAAAACAAGAAAAACTGTCAGCACAGAAATTGTTATATGAAACAGCTTATGTTTTGTTAAAAGATACTGGAATCAAGACACGTATCATTAAACAGTACTTGCCTATAATGAATCAATTGATCAACAAGTATCTCGCCTCGATGGACTTCTTTGTATCTTTCAATTTAGATGAAAAATTTGAAGAGAATATTAAGTCTCGACATAGAGATGAATTTACGTATGATTCGTTTAGTGAGGGTGAAAAGATGAGAATTGACTTGGCACTTCTTTTCACTTGGCGAACAATTGCTAAAATGAAGAATAGTGTGAATACCAATCTCTTGATTTTGGATGAGGTATTTGATAGTTCATTAGATGCAAATGGTACAGATGAATTCTTAAAGATACTTAATCACCTAACAGGAAACCAAAACGTATTCATTATTAGTCATAAGGGTGATATACTCTTTGACAAGTTTAAGGATATTATAAAGTTTGAGAAATACAAGAACTTTTCAAGGATAGTATGACAGCAGATTTATTAGAGTTGAAGCCTGATCACGCAAAAAAATTAATAGAGCTTTTTTACCAATGTATGGAGGAAGGCATGCCAAAAGAAAAGGCATATAAAGAAATGTATAAACGATTTTTCGATGATGAAAAAAACTGGTTAGAAGAATGAAAAATTTAGTATTAGAAGATGACCCAATTTTAAGAAAACGTGGACAATTATTTGATTTTAATAATCCACAAGAAGACCCTGAAAAATTGATAGAAGAATTAATTCATGCTATGATAAAATATGAGGGTATGGGATTATCCGCTTGTCAGATAGGAGTAGATCTAAAAGTGTTTGTAATGAGATTTAATGGCGATGCAATTGCGTGTTTTAATCCCCGAATAATTCACTATTCTGAAGAAACAACGTATATGAAAGAGGGGTGTTTATCTTATCCTGGATTATTTTTTCCAGTAACACGGGCTCAAGGAATAAATGCAACATATTCAGGCAAAGAAGGTGATGAAATGAATGCTTCATTTATTGATATATCAGCTAAAATATTTCAACATGAGTATGATCACATGCTAGGAAAGCTATATCTTGAATATGCTAGTGATTATATGATAAGAAATGCTAGAAAAAAACAAGTATTATGGGAGCGAAAGAGAAAAAGGAATGGAGGTAAAACAGATAAATATTAGAATAATAACAGTTTAAAGGGAAAAAATGATAGGGAAAAAATTACTAAAATGGTGGTTAATATTTTGCTTAACCATACTGGGGTTCGGAACATTATATTACTTTAACGTGCATTCACTCTTATATTATGCAGATGTCACTAAACTCAGTTTTCTTATTATTGTTATTTTTATGTTTACTTCGATTTGGATTGGAAGAAAAACTTTTGATTTAGAAACAACTTCTGTCGTTGATGACACAATTGATGTTGGATGGTTTGTTGCTGAATCTTGCTTAGCATTAGGAATGGTTGGAACAGTAACCGGCTTTTTGTATATGTTAGGAACCGCATTTGAAAATATAGATATTACTAATGCCACAACATTACAAGATGCTCTCGCATCAATGGCAAGAGGAATGTCTACCGCATTATACACTACCCTGACCGGGCTAATCGCGTCTTTGATTATTAAAATACAATTGGTGAATTATGAAGTTAATGAAAAACTGGTGGATTAGCCAATGTTCGATAAAAATAAATATAAGTCAACTATCGGGTTTACCGATATGTTGTTCAACATTCTACTAGGGTTTGCCTTTCTTTTTATTGTAGCATTCTTGCTAATAAAACCAGAAGCGAAAAAAGAAGATTTCAACAGAAGAGCAGAATTTGTTGTTGTCATGGAATGGGACAATGATGCTAGTGGAGATATTGATCTCTATGTAGAAGATCCTACGGGTAAACAAGTTAGTTTTAGATATCATAATCACAACTTCATGCACTTAGATAAAGATGATTTAGGTGCAATGAATGATACTGTAGTTAATGCGGATGGAACAATAAGTACTATTGCAATCAATAGAGAAGTAGTAACTATTCGTGGAATTATCAAGGGTGAATATACTGTCAATGGTCATTATTATTCAATTAGAAGTTATGATAAGATCAATCCTAAAAAACCAGCTGTAACGGTAAGAGTTGAATTACACAAAGTAAATCCATATTCAATAATGTGGGTAGGAGAGAAACTATTTAATCATAGAGGACAAGAAGAAACTTTTTTGAGATTTAGATTGGACAAAGATGGAAACATTCTTTCACCATTTACATTTGAAAAGAAAAAGTTTGTGACTCCGATGCAGGAATTGGGAAACTATACAGCCCCACCAACAGGTGCTGCCGCATATGAAGGAATAAGGGACGAAAGATGATAGAAAGTTTAATTTTTGGATTAGTATTACTTTCGGTCATATGTTTGTGGCTGTTGATTGAAGGAAGGAAAAGCCCAAAGTTTTTAGTTTGGTTTATTCCACTTTTTCTCGTTTTGGTTTCATCAACTTATGTAACATATACCTCAATATTGGGGTATCCGAGAATTGAAAACCCAAAAGAGGGATTGTATCTTAAACATTATATTGATGAACCAAATTGGATTTATTTGTGGGTTGTATATAAAGAAAAAATTCCTATTTCTTACCAGTTGGTGTATTCAAAAGAAACACACAAAGCGTTAGAGGGTGTGAAAGAGAAATCGGAGCAAGAAGGAAAATTTATGGTTTTACGTGAACCAAGAGAAGAAGGAGCAGAAGGAGAGGAAGATGGAGCAGAAAACCAAGAAGGTGGAATCACAATTGGCGGAGATATTAGTTTCTATGAATGGGACTATAAAACTGACAGTCAACAAAAGAACCCAGAAAGAGAATGAATACAGTAGTTATTTTGTCACAAAAAGTATATAGTTTTTGTGACAGTCAACAAAAGAACCCAGAGGAAAGTAGATGAATAAGCTATTATTACTTTTTGTAATGATGGCGACATGGATAGTTGTTGGATGTGGAACAAGTATAGGAAGTTGTTATGGACATTGGGTTAAGGGACCCGGACATCATAGAGGAACTAGAACACTTCTTAAAGATGCCAGTTTACCTTATTACCAATGTGTAGATGAAAATAACAAAGGTAACAATTTAAAAGAACGGAGATATTTGTGAAGAAGCTATTATTAATTTTCGTAATGATGGCGACATGGATGGTTGTGGGATGCGAAACAGTAAGACAAGTTAAGGCCGGTTGTTTTGGACATTGGGTGGAGTCAAACGATGGAGCCAGAAGTGGACACAAGAAAGGTACTATTTGGTCTAATCGACATAATGTTAAACCTTATAGACAATGTGTGGATGAAAAAGCACCACATCTAGATTTAGAACGGAGGCCATTCGGATGAGAATAGCATTACTCGTTTTTGTAATGTTATTGATGAGTAGTTGTTCGAGCAACACAAATAATTGGCCTTATGGAATGACACCATTTTTTGCAGAGTGTGAATACGATCAACACGGAGATGGTGTATATACAGATAAGGCCTGGGGTAAAAGAAAACATAAGCCGTGTAGAACAGGCTGGAAATTTTACGATAGAGGCGAACCAACTTTGACAAATGATTAGAGGAGAATATTATGTTTAGATTTTTTACAAACAAAAAATGGTTTCTATGGGCCTGGTTAGGCTCAATAATTATTTTGGGATCACTTTGGGTTCAAGTAAAGATAGATGTTAAGATCAACGAGTGGTTTGGTCAATTTTATGACATGATTCAAAAAGCACTTGCTACACCAAATGCAATTACAATAGAAGAATATTTTGAAAGTCTATTATCATTTATTACACTAGCAGGAATATATGTTGGGCTCTATGTTGTAATAAGTTATTTTACGGCTCACTATTTGTTTAGATGGCGTACAGCCATGGTTGAATGGTATCATAGTGTGTATGAGAAAGCCAGAACAATAGAAGGTGCATCGCAAAGAGTTCAAGAAGATACAATTAAATTTACTCGTATAATGGAAGGTTTAGGAACAGCCTTAATTGAATCAGTTATGGTTTTAGTTCAGTTTATTCCTATACTGTTTGGATTGTCAATGGGTATTCCGATATTCTTTTTTGGTGATTGGGAATATGGATTGATTACAGGTGCGTTACTTTGGACATTAGGAGGTACTGCCTTTTTAATTGGATTAGGGTATATATTGCGTTTAGTTGGTATAGAATATGATATACAAGCAAAAGAAGCGGCATATAGAAAAATACTTGTTATTGCCGAAGATGATGGAACTGTTAGACCAAAGAAAATCGAAGAATTCTTTGATGATGTTCGTAAAATTCATTTTTTAAGTTACTTACGTTATCTATATTTTAATATTGGTCGAATGGCTTACTTGCAAGCAAACGTATTATCAGCTTATGTATTCCTAGCACCAGCCATAGTTGCTGGAGTAATGACTCTAGGTGTAATGCAACAAATAATAAGAGCATTTGGTAGAGTAGAAGGATCGATGCAATATCTATTAAAAGCGTGGCCTACTATTATTGAATTAATAAGTGTTTTTAGGCGTTTAAGAGAATTTGAGGCTAAGTTAATAGAAGAAGAAAAAGTTACTTAAAGGAGAAAACTATGTCGTTATATTCTAAGTTTTGTGCGTGGTTATCAGGTTGGCCAGAATCTTCAGCGAATGCAAGTCATGGTAGATCCCATCATGAAGAAGATATGATGTTTGCTGAAGAAGAAAAGATGATCAGAAAAAATAATAATGAAAATTTTAGAGCAAAAAAACCCAAAGGATTGAAACCCAAAAAGAAAAAGAAGTCTAAAAAATAAGATGCCTATATATGAATATAAGTGTGACTTATGTAATTGCTTGTGGGAAGAAATCGAAAAATTTTCTGATCCTGCATTAACCTATTGTAAGGGGTGTGAGACTGAAGGAGGTGTACATAGACTCATACCTGGACAACTAAATTTTATTCTTAAGGGTGATGGATGGTACAAAGATGGATATCAATCACCACAAAAAAATGAGGGTGTTGATTCTGGGGCGGCGCAGGTGACTACTGACCATGAACCAGATCGGCGGGTTTAGTCATCCGTCATCAGTTTAGAATTGATATATAACAAATTCTAAGTCATTGCTGTAGCACTCTCATCTTATACTATGTTCCTATGAAAAAGAAACACAGACAACTCTACGATTCGTGGAAATATAAATCAAGAAATTTTATGGAATTTAATAATCCTGTTTTCCAAGCTCTTTTAGGCTTGGTAATTTTTTATATTGGACTCAAGATGTTTTCAGGTGGAATGAAATCATTGGGCCATTTAGAACAACTTGAATGGTTTTTGGGAAATCCTTATTGGATGTTTTTAGGAGCAATTGTTTTTACACTCCTTTGGCAATCTTCATCACTTACTACAACTGCTGTAATAGGATTAGTTGCTTCTGGAACATTACCTTTACCATCTGCAATCGCCGCAATACTAGGAGCAAATGTGGGAACAACAGGAACGATATGGATAGCGGGAATATTAGTAAGTGATGGTATGCCCACAGGAATAACAAAACAAGTAGCACTTGTTCATACAGGAGTGAATACAGTTATGGCAGTTGCCCTACTTCCATTTATTCAGCCCATTGCAAGATTTATCTCAAAATTTTGATCCTATGAAAAAGAAACCCAAATGAAAATAGTTATCGTTGGTGGTGGCACTGCTGGTTGGATTAGTGCAATAATTGCTAGTGCAAGACACCCTAATCACAATATTACTGTTATAGAAAGCAGCAAAATAGGAGTTGTAGGAGTAGGTGAAAGTACAACAGGATTTTTTACTGCTATAGTTGCAAACGGGGCAACAAACTTTGGTTGTGACCAACATGAATTTATTAAAGAAACAGGTGCAACACTAAAATATGCTATCAAACATAAAGGCTGGACTAATAATATAGATGATTATTACATAGGCCCTATAGATGGAACTACCACTAACTGGTTTGTACCTGACATTATGTTTAATTATGGTTTAGATAAGCTATCGCGACAAGATATGTTAAAATTATCAAGGTGCGGACATCGGATTTATCATGGTAGTAGTAATTTTAACAAACATACTAAACAATTTATAAATGGAAGTGAGAAAGATCATGCATATCACATAGATGCCCACCTTACTGGTCAATATTTTAAGAAAATTTCTCTACAAAGGCATAACACAAAATGTATTGATTCAGAGGTATTAGATGTGTCACTTAATGAACAGGGATTTGTTAAAGACTTAGGCCTATCTAATGGCCAGACTGTTGATGGTGACTTATTTGTTGACTGTTCAGGCTTTAATCGTGTAATAATGAAACACCTACCAAGCAAATGGGTCAGTTATAAAGACAACTTACCATTAAACGCCGGTATGCCATTCCATTTAAAATATAAACAAGATGAAATTCCTGAACCATATACAACAGCTTGGGCTCAAAAAGCAGGATGGATGTGGCAAATACCATTAATGGACAGTAAAGGATGTGGGTATGTGTATTGTGATGCATATACTACTCCAGACAAAGCACAAGAAGAAATAGAAACTATACTAGGACAGGAGATTGATCCTATTAGAACAATTAAATTTTCTTCTGGACGGCAAGAATCTGCATGGATCAAAAACTGTGTAACAATAGGACTTAGTAGTGCTTTCTTAGAACCATTGGAAGCAAATAGTATACATTCAACTATTTTCCAAGCAAACAATCTATTCTTTGAATATGTAAAACCTACCATCAACAATACAATAAATGAAGGTAGTATTGCAATTTATAACAAGCGTACAAGAATAATGTATGATGATTTAAAAGATTTTCTTGTAATGCACTATATGGGTGGCCGAGAAGATAGTGAATTTTGGAAATATATAAAGACTGGTGTAACAAAAACTGAATTTGTTAAAGATTTACTAGAAATGGCTAAAACTAATATACCTACTGTTAATGTTTTCAACGATAATCCAGGCAGTGCAAATTGGGGTTTGTGGAGTTATGTAATGGAAGGCATTAATGTAATCAATAAAGATGTAGCAGGTGCAGAACTTGATGTTGAATGGGACGGGAGAAACCTGTCTGAACATGCACAACTAGATTATTATGAGATGAATAAACAATGGGATCAAGACTTACAAAATGAGTCCACATACAAAGAATTTATTGAATATTTTAGAGGATTTTGATTTACTAAATAGAATGTATGGAACGGAAGGTTCTTATTCACAATTAAGTCTGGAAGGACTATGAGCAAAAAATTATGGTATGATTGGCATGAAATGCGAAGGGATGTTAATACCCTTTGTAGAGAAGTGATGTTAGATAAGTATGATCCCAATGTGATTGTAGGGATTGCTCGGGGAGGCCTACTTCCTGGTGTTATGATGTCCCATTGGATGCAAAAACCTTTCAAACCTATTATAGCCGCATTAAGAGATTTTCCTGAATGGGAAAATTATTTACCCAGAAAAACAGATAAACGAATTCTTATCGTAGATGATATTTGTGATTCTGGAAAAACTTTCGAAAAAATCCACAAACATATTTCCTCAAGACAAAATAAAATAGACAAAGAAAACCTTGAAGTTCGATTTGCGACTTTGTGGTGGAATAACGAATGTGATCTTGAGCCTTATTATTATGCACAGGAATGTGCAAAGGATTCAGAAGATATCTGGATCCATTTTCCCTGGGAGCATTGGTGGAATGCTCCTGTTTAACCCCAATCTCGGAAGGAGATTTATATGAAGAAAATATTTGCCTTATTGGCAACGATTGTCGGGTTGGCAATCTTTAGTATAGTAAATGTATCTGGAGGGAAATTACCTTCAGTTGGATATGTTCTAGTGGGACCACATACTGATGGTGGATGGTCAATGAGACATCATGATGGATTTCAATCATTGACAAAACATGGTTATAAAGTTGGCATGGTAGAAATGGTGCCAGAAGCAGAGTCAACAAAAATATTCCTTAAACTTGCACGAAAACACGATATTGTATTTGCAACTTCATTCGGTTATATGGATGGAATGGCAAAAGCGGCGGCGAAATCGCCAGATACAATTTTCATGCACGCTACAGGATTCAAAGGTAATGATACTAACTTTGATAATTATGGTTGTATGAGTTATCAAGCACGATACCTCACAGGTATTGCCGCTGGATTGATGACCAAGACTAATAAAATTGGTGTGGTCGGTTCACATACAATTCCAGAAATCATTCGTAACATCAATGCAATTGCACTTGGTGCAAGGTCAGTTAATCCAGATGCAGTAGTTAATGTTGTATGGATCAACTCTTGGTTTGATCCACCTAAAGATATGGATGCAGCCAAAGCACTTCTCGATGATGGAAATGACATTCTGTATACAACAACTGATTCACCTAGTGTAGTTACCCTTGCACAACAAGCATGGAAAACTGATGGTAGAGAAGTTTGGAGTATGGGTAACGATGCACCTATGGGAAGTAACGGCCCAGATCGTTATGTAACAGGTATGATGTTCAACTGGAATCTTATGTATAAACACATACTTGACTCTGTAGCAAATGGAACGTGGAAACCAAATCAAAAGTTGAATTGGGGTCTACAGGAAAATTGTGTAGGTCTATCGCCATGGGGTGTTAATGTGCCTGGCTCAGTTGTCAATCAAGTCGAGACAATTAAGATGAATTGGGTAAATGATAAAATGGACAAATGGTTTCCATTTAGCGCCGGTGTTACCAAACAGGACGGAACAAAAATTCCTGCTGGTGAAATCAAAAGACATGCTCTTGACACGATGAATTTTTATGTTGAAGGTGTGAACGGCAAATTAAATTAAAAAATGATACCTATTATAGACTTTAGATTTGAGCAAGACTGTGCAGAAGAAATGTATAAAGCCTATACTACTTGTGGTTTTGCTGTATTTACTCATGTCTATGATAATTGGTTGTCGGAATTCCAAGACTGGGAGAAACTTATGGAAGAGTTTTTCCAACTACCACTAGAGGTGAAAAAGAAATATGCTTACTCTGGTGTGACAGAAAATCTTGGATACAATTGGATGGAGGAAGAATCCCTGACTCCATCCAAGCCCGGCGATCTCAAAGAATCTTATAATTGGGTTGAACCAGCAAGGATGCAGGAACAATATTGGCCTACCGAAATACCAGAATTCAAACCTCTCGCACAAAAGATAGAACGCATCTCAAGAATGTTGTCCTATCAATTTCTCTACAGATTTGAGCAAGTTTTAGGAATTCCTACTGGAAAATTAGTAGAGAAACATTTAGATGGTTCTGCAACTATGAGAATGATTAAATATCCTGTGTGGGATGGAGAAATTAAAGAAGGTCAATTGAGAGCAAATGAACATACTGATTATGGAACTCAAACATTACTTTGGAGATTTGATGATTGTCCAGGCTTACAATTATTTGATGATAATAAAGATGAATGGACAGATGTACCAATAGTTGAAAATAGTATAGTTCTAAATATTGCAGATATGTTTGCACGATGGACAAATGATTTATTTAAATCTACTCCACATAGAGTAGTGAATGTGGCAATGGATAGACCACGATACTCAATGCCATACTTTGTAGATCCTGGCCGAGATGTTATGATTGAAAATCTTATGAGTACACCAGCAAAATATCCACCAATCTCGGCGTATGAATATTTGAAGTGGAGATTAGCACAATCTTACGTAGATAATAAATATATAGAAGATGATGAAGTAAAAAAAGATGGAAAACAATATTTACCAGAACAACAAAAATATAGCAAAGGATAAAAATGAAAAAACTTATTGAAAAATTGAAGCAGAACTTGAAACTGTTTTGGCCACATGATCCCCCTGCCCCGCCCCATAAAGTAGTACCTGAGACAAAAGAAGCAAAAGTGAAAGCAGTAGGTAAAAAGGTAAAAGGCTTGAAACCCAAAAAGAAAAAGAAGTAAACTTATTTCACCTCTTCACGGAGGTGAATTAGTTGATGCTCATAAAGCTTTTCTAAATCATAAAAAATTATGTCACATTCGAAACAGGAAACCCATCCTTCTTCTTCCCAAAAATCTTTACAATAATATCTAGCCAATTCTGTGTCTACCAATTTATTTTTATTTATATAAAATAAACACTTGACAAATCCACAATGTCGTGTTATAATATAAGTATTAGTAAAAATTAGTCTCGGCCTCATCGTTCAGTCAGGTCTAGGACTCAGGATTGTCAATCCTGCAACATGGGTTCAAATCCCATTGAGGCCGCCACAGATAATTATAGGAAATTATGAAATACGATAGATTTAATTTAGAAGAAGAAATTCAAAATGTTTGGCAGACAAAAGATGATTTGAATGCTATAGCAGAAAGACATTATGATGATCCAGATGGTCCAATGTCAGCTGATGAACTTTCAAATGTTCTGATTGGGTTGAGTGAATTACATGAAACAAGAATGAAAAAACTATGGAGGGTTTTTGAAACAATGGTTCAGCAAAAAAATAGTTTTTTAACCGAAGAAGTTACTATGGGTGATGTATTAGATAAAATAGTAGATGATGCCGGAAAAGATGAGGAGTGGGATCGTTCTAAGGGTATACCCTTAACAGAAGAAGAAGCAAAAATTCATTACAACAGGAGACCAAATGAAAGCAATACTAGAATTTAATTTACCGGAAGATAAGGAGGAGTTTGAACTTGCATCGAAAGCAATGGATTGGGCACTTCTTGTTTTGCACATAGACCAGTTTATTCGAAACAAAATTAAATATGAACAAGACAGAGAAGAAGTATTACAACTTGTTCGAAATGAATTAAATTTTCAGATGGAAGAAAAAGGACTTACATTTCCATCATGAATGAATAAATACTTGAAAAAAGAAAGGTAAAATGAAAGCAGTCGTATTTAGTACAACAAAATGTGTTTGGTGTGATAGGGTAACATCTATGTTAAAGGATGCAAAAATAGAAGTAGACAAAATTGATATTACAGAAAGCCAAGATAATTTTAAACAAATGAAAGCCCACGCAGGAAAAAATGTAAATACTGTTCCTCAAGTGGTCATCGATGATAAATTTGTCGGTGGTTATACAGAGGTAGAACGATTTATAAACCACTTATAAAATGATTACAACTATAAATTTATTGATTGTCGGGGTATCTCTTTTTTCATATTTTGCGTTTACACATCCAGAACCTTGTCCTAGAAAATACATGGTTGTGAAAGACGCGGGAGGTGAATTAGCAATTTTAGCAGATATCCATCGATACTGTAAATTAGACTACGGTGGAAGATTCGTATTAAAAGATGAATACACGGAGTAAAGTAAAATGGAAGATGACAACGAAGAAAAGTTTGAAACTTGTATTAAATGTGGAAAATTAACAACCGTAGAGAAAACAGATAATGTTATATATCGTTCTGGATACATAGAAGGTGCAGGACAATTATGTTTCGAATGTTCTCAAACAAAGAAGTTACATAAGGACACAATAAATGGATAAAGCAATAACAACATACATTGCGGTACTCAAGGCCGAAATAGCACATTTGAAATCAAAACTTGAGCCAACTGAAATGGGACATATTCATACTACTATTTCTACTTTACAACATCGTGTAAAAGAATTAGAAAAAGGAACATAATATGTGGATAATCAAATATTGTAGTTCTTGAAACTATAGACCTCAAGCAGAAAGTCTTTCTGTTGAAATGAATAATGCAGGACTTACCACTACCTATGAAGAAGGTGACACGGGCCAATTTGAATTGTTTAAGGACAATGCCTCGTATATGAAAGAAGATGTCCGCGATGGTATACCTAAATTTTTTACTCTTGAAGATGTAGAACGTAGATTGGGTGGACTAGGAGAATACTAAGATTATAATGTTAAATTTGAAATCGTTTGTAGTGAATGGTGAATTGATCATCGACAAACCTCATTGGCATCAATTAAAAAATATCTATACTATACAAGAATTAAAAGATGCAATCTCAGATGCTATTGAGGGGTTAGATTTACCTCTTGTTGATATTACTGAAGAAGAAGCTAAACAAGACTTTTATGAGTTAGCGAAGTTTGATGCAAGAACTTTATTGACCAAAGATAGTCTTTATTCTAAAGCAGATTACAAATATGATTTATCACATTGGTATATAAAAAATAGTAATGTAGGAAGAAAATCATCTAATTACTTTCATCAATTCGCAAGATGGAAAGTACAGCACGCCAGACATACAAGCCCCTATCGTTCTTGGACGATTAAAAAATTCCATCAAACATTTTTGAATCCTCTATGGACATTAGATATGCCAGAGGTAAATAATAAACAAATGAGATTAGCCATTCAAATGAGAATGTATATGGCAGCTCAATATCCACCAGCAGTAGCAAAATCACTTTATAATTTATTTGAAGCAAAAGATGTTTTAGATTTTTCTATGGGGTGGGGTGATAGACTCGCTGGATTTCACGCCTCTAATGCAGAAAGTTATACAGGCATTGATCCTAACCAAGAGGTGTTTGATAATTATCCAAGACAAAATGAGCTTTATGAGACTTACAAGAAAACAGAATTTATAAAAGCTCCGGCAGAAGATGTAGATCTTAGCAAGAGAAAATTTGATATGGTGTATACTTCTCCACCATATTTTCATGTAGAAAGATATGCAGATGATGAAACCCAATCTTGGAAACGATATGGAAAAGATATTGATGATTGGTTAGGAAATTTCTTGTTTCCAACTTTAGAAAAATGTTGGAGTTCCTTAAAAGATGATGGAACGATGATTATCAATATTGCTGATGTGTATGCAAACGATAAAGGAAATAATAAAACTTATGTAAAGATTTGTGATCCCATGAATGATTTTATACAATCACTTCCACAATCTAAATATACTGGATGTATCGGATTAAAATTAAATCGTAGACCAGGCAGTAATAATGATAAACCAGAATCAAAAGGAAAACAGATTATTGAACCAATGTGGGTATGGAAAAAAGGAGATAGCAGAACATTGGATCAAATAATAGATGACACTTCCCCCCTCAATAAATTTTTTGTATAAAATGCAAATATTTGCGTTTATTTGCATTAAACACTTGACATTTACCCCCAAATCGTGGTATAATATAACTAGAGAATAAGAAAAGATTAAAGTTGAGGTAGAGCTCAAAGGTAGAGCAAACCCATGAATATGTCCTTTGTGGAATATATGGGGAACTAAATTCACTTGAGAGTGAATTGTCGGTGTGAGGTTCGATTCCTCACCCTCAACATATGGGGAGGCTGAGCACGTGGCGAGCCCAACTGACTGTAAATCAGCCGTCTGAGACTGTGAAGGTTCGACTCCTTCTCTCCCCACCAGATGTTGACGGTAGCTCAATTGGTAGAGCATTTGATTGTGATTCAAAAGGTCGTGAGTTCGATTCTCATCCGTCAACCCAAATGAAAAAGGGAAAATATGATTTGTACTAATTGTAAAACTACACATAGAAATGATTCTGGAATTGATGTTAGCAAGATGTTTAATTGTCCAAAAGGTACGGGTCACGTATGTTCTAATGAATGTAAAAAGGAACTGATAGAGAATTTAAAAGATGGATCACATTGGATAGGTATGAAATGTTATGAAAATAAAATCAACTAAACAATTCTGGTGGAGATTGAACCACCTCAAACGAAATGGTGGCGAGATAACTGTAACAGATAGAACGCCTGAAATGGATGTGAAAGAATTCAATCGAATTGAACTACTGGTAAACAAACGTGTTCGCTGGGAAATAGGTTCAGAAAGTATGGAAATTTGGAATGCCTGTGGATATAAGGACATTCCAACATTAGCCAAGGCATACGGAATAAAATGAAAAAAGTTTGTATAAACACTTGACTTCCTGACCCAGGTATGATAAAATGGTCCTGTAACAATGAGAAAGAAACTTTTTTAGAGAATAAAAATGGAAATGAAATTAGCCAATAAAGAATCAAAGTCAATTCTAGCGAAACTTCTCGCTTCAGAAAACTTGACTGTTGAACATGGTAAATTTAATACAGCATCATTTGACACAAAGAATCGCGTTCTCCGTCTTCCAATTTGGAAAGAGATGAACGGGAGTCTTTATGATTTACTGGTACTACACGAAGTTGGACACGCATTATTCACTCCTGAAGAGGGATTACATGATGCAAAAGATCATGGAAAAGGATTCAAATCCTTTCTTAATGTAGTTGAAGATGCACGAATTGAGAGAAAAATTAAAATTAAATATCCTGGTGGTCGAAGGTCATTTGTCAATGGTTATAACGATTTGATGAAGCGTGATTTTTTCGGTATTAAAAAGGAAGAAGTGGCCGGTTTGGGATTGATTGATAGAATTAATCTTCACTATAAAGTAGGTAGTCATTTGAATATTTCATTTTCTGGAGAAGAATCAGTCTTTATTGATAGAATTGATAAAGCCCAAACTTGGAAAGAAGTTGTCAAGATTTGTGAAGATCTTTATGAGTATGCAAAAGAAAATGAATCTGAAACCGATATGAGTGACCATGAATGGGAAGATGTAATGGTGGATGAAGATGAAGATTGGAATGAAAATTATGATCCTAGTGATTTTGAAAATTCTAATGAAGATAGCGAAGAAGGTGAATCTGGAGATGGTGCCGGTGAAGATGGCGAAGATGGCGAAGATGATTCAAAGGAAAAACGTGCAGGGAGTGAAGAATCTTCTGAAGAAGATGAAGATGAAACTGAAGAAGGAAAAGCCGGTGGGTCTGGAGAAGAAGGCGGTATGGATGGAAGGTTTGAGCCTGAATCAAAAACTGATAGCAACTTTCGAAATAATGAAATTGAATTAGTATCAGAAGAAGCAAAAGATTATGTATATTTGAATCTTCCTACCAAGATCGATATGAAAAATGTTGTTGTTAATTTTTCAGATGTATATGAGGAATATCGTGAAATGTATTCAAGTAGTACTGAACCAAGATATAGTAATGAGATAACCGGTGTAGAGATGTTGGATGCAGCAACAAAATTGTTCAAAGATTTTCGTAACAAGAATAAAAAAATTGTTGAATACCTCGCAAAAGAATTTGAAATGAAGAAAGCGGCAAAAGAACATGCAAGAACAGCAACCGCCAATTCTGGAATTCTTGATTCTGAAAGGCTCTATACATACAAATATAATGAACATATTTTTAAGAAATTGTCTATTACTCCTGATGGAAAAAATCATGGATTAGTGATGTTTGTCGATTGGTCTGGTTCAATGTCAAAAAATATGAAAGGGACTATTGACCAGTTGATGATTTTGGTTATGTTCTGTAAGAGAGTGAACATTCCTTTTGAAGTCTATGCCTTTAGTGATTCCTATACAAGATACAAAGATGATATAGATTGGACTGACAGTAATGGACATATATTGTCAACTAAAACTCCAGATTACGGAGATGTGGTTATTAATCGTTTCAATCTTTTGAACTTGTTTTCTTCAAGGATGAGAGCAAAAGAACTTCATGAGGCATATATTTTTATGACAGCAACAGCAAGTTATTATTCTAACGCCTATCGTTATTATGGAGAAGGAGTATATTTCAATATTCCAGATAGAATGAATCTTGGTGGAACGCCTTTGAATTCAACTCTGTTGGTATCATTTTCAATAATGAGAGAATTTCAAAAGAAGAATCAAGTTGATGTTATTAATAGTATTTTTCTTACTGATGGTGATTCTCATTCCTCAAATAACTATTGGACTGAGAATGGTACAAACGTTGAACATTTTGATGTAAGAAAGCAAAATGTGATTTTACGAGATCCAGTTTCTAAAAAAACAATGTTAGTTGACTCAAAACATGATTTTCGGCAAGCGTCATCTTTCACAGAAGCTTTGGTTAGATTTCAAAGAGATGTTTTTAATATTAATATTGTTAACTTTTTCTTGATTGATAGAATGAAAAAGTATGAAATGCAACATCATCTTGATAAGCAAAGAAAGTCTAGAGGTGAAACAGATACTATTCCAGAATGGGAAGAAGTACACAATGCAATGAAAGAATGGCGTAAAAACAAATATATGATCGCCCCTGAAATGATGGGATTTAATGAACAATATTTGGTTCAAGGTGGAAAAAGTTTGGAAGTTGAAGAGACTACTTTAGAAGTTGCAGAAGATGCAACTGTAGCACAAATGGCGAAAGCCTTTAAGAAGTTTTCTTCCGGAAAACTTGAGAAGAGAAAACTTTTGTCAAGATTCATTAATATGGTAGCGGCATGAAAAAAAGTGAAAAAAGTTTGTATAAACACTTGACTTCCTGACCAATTTACTGTATAATGGTACCTGAAGATGAAGAAACGTTCTTCATCAAATAAAACATACATTATGAGAGATGTGAAAATGACATATACTGAAAAACAGTTAAAGTTTCTTTCAGCGGCAATCGTCAAATATGGCGAAGGCGCAGTATTAGCAAAGAAAACTATTACTGAAATAGCAGAAGAGAATGGGTTGAAATTCCCATTTTGGTTGACTGACGCACGGCGAATGGGTGCCTTTACTAAGGTTAGTAAAGATACTTATCGTCTTCCTGCATTAAATGGTGGAGAAGGTGCATCAGTCGCAGATGTGGTTCCTGCTCCGGTAGTACAACCAGATCGTCCGGTAGATCCGGCTCCTGTGAAAACAAAAAAAGTAGAGAGTGATACTTTAGATATGAGTACATATTTTAATCCAGCAGAATTGATTCCTAAAAAAGATCCTTTGTTCGTGGCTCACGGACATTTTAGTGATTTGATTAAGGTTTTGAGTTCTAGAAAATTTTATCCAGTATTTGAAACTGGTGAATCTGGAACTGGTAAAACTTATATGACCGAACAAGCCTGTGCAAAACTCAAGAGAGAATTTATCAGGGTTAACATTACTGTTGAAACTGATGAAGATGATCTTTTGGGTCACTACGCATTGGTTGATGGTAATACAGTTTGGCAGGATGGTCCTGTGGTCATCGCAATGGAACGTGGTGCAGTTCTTCTCCTTGATGAGATTGACTTGGCATCCAACAAAGTGATGTGTCTACAACCTATACTTGAGGGTAAAGGTGTTTATTTGAAAAAGATAAACAGAATGGTTACACCAGCCGAGGGATTTTCGGTTGTCGCAACCGCCAATACTAAAGGAAAAGGTTCTGAAGATGGTAGATTTGTTTTTACCAATATCTTGAACGAAGCTTTCCTTGAAAGATTTCCTATCACAATGGAAGTTAATTATCCTTCAGCCCAAACCGAAAAGAAAATCGTGAACAAAGTTCTTGATTCTCTTGGAGTTCCTGATTCTGATTTCGCAGAGAAGTTGGTGAATTGGGCAAACGCCATTCGTAAGACTTTTTACGATGGTGGAATCGATGAAGTAATCGCAACTCGCCGATTGGTTCATATTTCAAACGCATTCGCAATTTTCGGTGATAGAATGAAATCAATCGAAATGTGTGTGAATCGTTTTGATGAAGATACGAAAACTTCTTTCTTGGATTTGTATTCCAAGATTGATGCCGGAGTTGATCTCGATGAAACTGAAGCTGAAGAAGCTCACAGACTTTTGGATGAAGAAAATTCCGATTATGAAGATTAATCTTAATAGGATAAATGATGAAAAAAATAAATGTTGAAACCCTAGTACCAGATACGTTCAAGTTTTTGGCTAGGGATATGGATGGTAAACTTTATGCCTTTGAAAACGAACCAAGTGTCGCAACCGATATTGCTTGTGATAATTGGGATGTTAAAGAAGGTAAATTTTTACAGATTACAAACCCAGTTTTTCTTTCAGCAGAAGGAATTACCCATACAGGAATTGATTCTGAATTGGGTGACTGGAGAGATTCTTTAATAGAGATAAACAATGAAAATGTGGCTTGAAGAGATCGCAACATTCGTATTGATGATGGGTATGTTATACCTTACAGCAGTAGTAATGTTTAGTCTATAAAAACTATGAACCAACAAAAACGAAGACGCCAAGAAGGCGCAATCGAACGCACAAAAGCATCTATTCTTGTATATGAAGAGAAGCTAAAATCTTGTGAAGATGATACCGAGAAAAAACGATTAAAGAAAAAAATTGAACGAGCTAAAACCACTATTGAAAATACAAAGATAAGATGAGTGAGTTTTCACAATTAAATTTATTTTCTTTTCCAATTTACAAAATTAGAATTGATCCTACTTCTTATGATAAAGAAAAAATAGTTGAGGATATAAAGTATAATAAAAATTTAAAAAAGAATGCTTGTACATACGTTAGTATATTTGGAAATGATTATAAAAAAAATAGTTTTGAAAAAGATTATGATGATATAACTTTTCGATTTGTAAATTTTGACAAACTTAACCGTGAATATACAAAAGTATTTAATAAATTTTTTGATGAAAAAGTATTTACAGAAAAACCTTTTAGATGGGAACTTGACATTAGAAGTTATTCAGCAATTCTTGAAGGTCAACGGATAGGCTCTCATAATCATTTAACAAAGGAGAGTTTTTCTACTTGTCATTATGTGAATTTTAAAAAAGAACATGTTTTTACACGGTTTAATAATCCAGCAAACTTTGCACCATTTACAAAACACTTGCAAGTGAGTACAATTAATTTTTTGGATTTAGGGGCTCCGGACAATTCTTATTTGTTAGAGGATTTTATAATGCCATGTCAAGAAGATGATATGATTATTTTTCCTTCAACATTAAATCATGAAGTTGTGGAACAAGGACCGACAAAAGAACCAAGAATAACAATATCAACAAACATTGAAATCAAATGAATAATTTAACCTATCTTTGGAGTGATGGAATGGTAGATAGTATAGCCAAAAAGGTTGCAGAAGAACCTATGGAAAATGTAGATGATCTCCCTCAACATGTGATTGATGAGGAACGTGGAGATGCAATTAGACAATGGAGAAAAGAACAAGCCCAAATGGAAATGTTCGATGATCCCTATTTAAATTGGAGTGGATTAAGATGAAAAAAACAACGATTGAAATCCTTGAAGAAGGTGAATTTATTTTTGGTTCCCCTACTGTGGGCAAATACATGGTACGAAGATTCGAAGATGAAGTAGAAATGGGTGGTGGTTTTTTCAAGACAAAGAAAGAAGCATTGCAGCACGCCAGGGAATATAAAAAAGATAAATCTTAAACTTATATATATTAATGATATGAAAATTAATGAATTTATACAGAAGTATAGAACAGTCACAAAACTTGTGCCAGGCATGACAAGTTCTCGCACTCCTAAAGTAGTTTGTAATGATGGATTTAAAATGTCTGTTCAAGCAGGACAATCTTTGTATAGTGAGCCACGAGATGTGGCAGATAGTTATGAACGAGCTGAAGTCGGTTTTCCGTCTACAGAAGAAACATTGCTTACATCCTACGCAGAAGATGAAGAAAATCTTTGTGGTACGGTTTATGGATATGTGCCGTGTTCAATTATTGATGAAGTGATTGAGAAGCATGGTGGAATAGATGAATCTAAAATAGATTTGTTAGGTAAATGACTCTAAAGCCAGGTCAGAGGGACGGACTCTGCACTTGAGTGCGAGTAAGAGCTCTACTTAAATGAAGTTAAGATGCCTATACAATAAGCCCAGAGGTACGTGCCACGGGTGAGGATAGGATAGTTTAAGCTCTACCTAACATTAACATTTTTATAATAATTTTATAATAGGAAAGTGAAATGAAAATTTCAATTGATATTAAAGAACTAAGAGAAAAGAAAATATTTATCGGTACTCCAATGTATGGCGGGCAATGTCATGGAATGTACACTAAAGCATGTTGTGATTTAGCAACTACCGCCACAAAATATGGAATGGATATAAAGTTCTTTTATCTTTTTAATGAAAGTTTAATTACAAGAGCAAGAAATTATTTGGTAGATGAATTTCTACGTTCCCCTTATACCCACCTGATGTTCATTGATTCGGACATCAATTTTAATCCTCAAGATGTATTAGCACTCGCTTCCCTTGTTGGAAAAGATAAACCAATTATTGGCGGACCTTATCCCAAAAAATGTATTGCTTGGGAAAAAGTTCGTAATGCTGTTGATGCGGGATTAGCAGATGAAGACCCTACAATATTAGAAAAATTTACAGGAGATTTTGTATTTAATCCAACAGCAGGTACAACTCAAATTAAAATTGATGAACCAACTGAAGTATTAGAAGTGGGTACAGGTTTTGTTATAATCGCCCGTGAAGTCTTTGAAGCATTTAGAGAAGAGTATCCCCAATTTTCCTACAAACCAGATCATAATCGTTCAGAACATTTTGATGGCAAACGATACATTCATGCCTTCTTTGATACAGTAATTGATAATGAATTATATGCAGGAAAAGGCGCAAGTGGTTCAGATCGTTATTTGTCTGAAGATTATATGTTTTGTCAATTCGCAAGAAAGATAGGATTTACAACTTGGTTGTGCCCCTGGATGGAAGTGAATCATGTTGGTACTTATGTTTTCAATGGTACATTAAAAGATTTGGGTAAATTGGAATATGCATCACATGGAGTAGATATACAAGAAAGACCATTGAAAGAAGAACGAAAACAAAATCGACAAGAACGGAGAGCAGCAGAACGAGCTGACAAAAAGAAGGGGAAGGTGAAACTTACTACACCCACAAAATAACTTGACAAATCAACAATACATGATATAATAAGATATACAATTAATACAAATCATACAAGGAATACGATGAAGTTAACAGCAGAAACACTCGCGATACTCAAAAACTACGCAACAATAAATCAAAACATACAATTCAAACAGGGTAAATCACTATCAACAATTTCACCTCAAAAAAATATTCTAACAAGTGCAGAAATTAGTGAAGACATTCCTAGCACATTTGCTATCTATGATCTTAACAAATTGTTAGGTGCACTTAGTCTTTTTGAAAAGTCTCCTGAATTAAATGTTGGTGAAAATAAATTGAATATTCGTAGTAACGAATATGAACTAGATTATGTTTATGGAGATCCAGCCATGTTAGTCTTACCTCCAGAGAAAAAACTTGATTTTCCTGAACCGGAAATCAATTTCAAAATGTCGAAAGACGCATACGATTCTTGTCTGAAGGCGGCACAAGTTTTATCGTTACCAGAATTAGTTGTACATGGTGATGAAAGTAAAATATTTTTGGTAGCTACTGATACCAATAATAATTCTTCTGATGAATTTCGAAGAGAAGTTGGAACTACTACATTAGATTTTCAAATGGTTTTCAAAATTGAGAACATGAAACTTTTGAGTGGTGGATACCAAGTTGGAATTTCATCCAAAGGGATTGCACATTTCGCACACGAACATTCCAAATTACAATATTGGATCGCAACAGAACAAAATTCAAACTATAACGGATAATCATGGAAAACTTTTTATGGGTAGAAGAGTTTCGCCCTAAAAGAGTGGCGGACTGCGTTCTATTAGAACCAACCAAAGAAGTCTTTCAAGGTTTTGTTAATGATGGTAAAATTCCTAATTTACTTTTGTCTGGTGGAGCCGGTGTAGGTAAGACCACAATAGCTCGTGCTATGTGTGATGAAATAGGTTTGGATTATTTAATGATAAATGGTTCAAATGAGGGAAGAAATATAGATACAGTTAGAACACTTCTACAGCAATATTGTAGTTCAGTCTCAATGACTGGTGGAAGAAAAGTTGTCATAGTCGATGAGGCAGATTACATGAATGCTGAATCGGTTCAACCAGCACTAAGGGGGTTCATTGAAAAATTTAGCAGTAATGTTAGTTTTATCTTTACTTGTAATTTTCGTAATCGGATCATTGATCCTATCCATTCACGTTGCTCTGTAATAGAATTTGTAATTCCAAGAGCAGAGAAACCGAAACTTGGTCAAGAATGTTTAGTAAGAGTCAAAGAAATTTTGACAGAGAAGGGAATCAAGTTTGATGAAAAGGTTCTTGTTGAATTAGTTTTGAAACACTTTCCAGATATGAGGAGAGTAATAAACGAACTTCAAAGATATGCAGCAGGTGGAATTATCGATGCCGGTATCTTGGCACAGATTGGTGAAATCAATCTTCTTGAATTGATGAGGGCATTAAAAGAAAAACATTTTTCTGAAGTACGTAAATGGGTTACTCAAAATGTCGATAATGATCCGGTAAGGATTTTTCGAAAGATTTATGATGGAATACATGAACATCTCAAGGATACTTCAATCCCCCAAGCTGTTCTTATTATTGCGGAATATCAATACAAGTCTGCGTTTGTCGCAGACCAAGAAATTAACCTAGTCGCCTGTCTCACAGAGATGATGGTAGATTGCGAATTCAAATGAACGAAGAATTATTAAAAATTTATGAAGATAATGTAAATGAATATGGGTTGCCAGTATTCGATTTATTTACTTGGCAAAACTTAAATACGAAGTATGTCGATACAGATACTTCTTTGCCCATGTCCAAACGGGCGAAAGTCATGATCGATACTTTGATTCATTTCTTTGAAAAACACCACCCCAAATTTCCATTCAGGGAATTTGATATGCACGAAGTTAGACAAAGCTTTTATAAATTGTGCAATCTCAATCTAAAAGATAATATTTTCCCAAAAGAAAAGTGTAAAACAGTCCATGAAAAATATGATGACTATGTTGGCAATTTTCCAGAATGGGGAATAGGAATTTTAAATTTTAGTGCAATTTTTAATACCATTTCTGATGCGTTCATGAATCGTGAACGAATGAAATGTAGTTATGATCGTTCACCAAGTCCAATTACAATGTGGAATGATCAAACAGATTTAAAACAAATACTTTCACCGATATGGAGACTTCATCCAGATTGTGGAATGCCTCTCAAGAATAATTTGTACATTGAAGGTGTTCGAGTTGGAGCATATTTTGCGACACAATTCAAACCATCAGTAGCTAAAGCTTTTTATGATTTTACTAAATCTAAAAAAGTACTCGATACAAGTTCAGGTTGGGGTGATCGTATGACAGGATTTTTTGCTTCTAATGCCGATGAATATTATGGAATGGACCCGAATGGTGATCTCCATGAAAATTATCACAAGATGGCAGTTCAGTATGAAAATTGGTTAGGAGAAGAAAAACCTAAATCAGAATTTGGTGAGAATTGGTTTTCAGTTGAAGGAAAAAAGAAAGTAAAAATTTATAGATCGCCTGCTGAAGACTTGCCGTGGGATGAAATTCCTAATGACATTGATATCATGTTTAGTTCTCCACCATACTTTGCTACTGAACGATATGCAGAGGGTAGTAAGTTTGAAGGTGATCAATCATGGAGTAGATATAATTCTTATGAAGAGTGGAGAGATGGATTCTATCTTCCTGTAATGAAAAAAGCATTTGATAAATTAAGTCCAGGCGGATGGTTAATGGTTAATATTATGGACCCGAAAGTCAAAGGTAAACGCCATAAGTCTTGTGATGATTTAGTAAATGATCTTAAAGAATATTTCAAAGGGCAAATTGGAATGAGAATTATGGCTCGCCCGAAAAGCATAAAATCTTTTGAGGGAGATACACATGAAGAAAGAAAAGCAAAATACGATGAATGGCAAGCAAAGTGGTTTGTCGAATCTGTTTGGTGTTTTCAAAAACCTGGCGGAGAAGATGTTGATTTATTTGCTCCTTTTAAAGATTCTACTTTGGGGGGTATGGGACCGGCCGTGGTTCAAGAACCAATCAAAAAGAAAAAGTTCTCAGAAACATCTAAAGAAAAAACTACATTAGATGGGTTTTTCGAATGAGTACTCCTCAGAATAACGCAAGAAGAAAAAGAACAAAAGACAGAAGAATTCATTGGCTTCACAAATACAAGTGTGCGAAAGGTTGTGAAATATGTGGATATAATGAGAATGGTTATGCATTAGTTTTTGATCATATAAATCCTTTAGAAAAGAATCATTATTGCGTAGGTCAGGGAAAGGGTGGATCAGGAATGAATGGATTGGTTAAAAGAATTGCTCATGTTAAAAAAGAAAAAAATAGACAATACATAAGAGAATTATTTCAAGAGATTAGAAAGTGTAAGATTTTGTGTATGAATTGCCATACTATAGAAACTATTGAATCTGGTCAATCAGAAAGAGGTTTGGAAATTTTCCGACTCAGAAATAATCCTGAAGTATACGAAGAAATGCAAGAAAGACTACGTACAAGAGATGGATTTTTCATGAAAAACGGAACACGACAGTTACAACAAGCTACTACTACTAGTAACGCGTCATTAGCGGGGTTCTTTGATTAATGAAATTACACCAATTGAAACTTATACTGTAGAAGGTAAACAAGTTCATGTAAAACGTGATGACTTAATGGGCGATGGTACAGTACATCCGCCGTGGGGTAAATTGACTGCTCTCAAGAATGTACTGACTACTATAAAACCATCAAAGCCTTTAATACATCTTTCTGTTTATGGTTCGTGGTCTGGATGGGCACTCGCTGAAGTGTCAAAAGAATTAGATTATGAATTTATTATGGCCTATCCTGATTCCAAAAAATTCCCACAACATATCCTAGAAAAATCTGAAAACGTTCTTCCTATTAAACCTAATATGATGAATGTAATGTACAACAAAGTTGGTCAGATAGCAAGGGAAAAGAATTACATTAGACTTCCGTATGCGTTTGATCACGATGCCTATATAGCAACGCAAAGACAAAGATTAAGAGAAGTTAAGAAGGAATTAGACTTTGATCATTTAGTCGTTTCTTCTGGTTCTGGTGTTACTTGTTTAGGTTTGATGTTAGAACATGAGCCATGGGCGTCCTTGCTTGATCCAAGAAACACAAGAACATTTCATACAGTAAATGTATCTGGTGAAGACACAATTAAAAAGAAATTTCTCAAGCATCAAATACAACCATCAGAACAAATTGAAATAGTCAAGAGTGAATTTGAGTTCGATGATATGATGGAATCGTATGAAACACCATTTCCTTGTAATGAATTTTGGGATAAGAAGGCGTGGTATTGGTTAGAAAAAAATATACAAAAATTTGAAGGTGAAATTTTATTTTGGAATCTAGGAGGTAACTGGTGAGCAAGGTTGTATTAAAAGACAAGAAAGACATGAATGATTTATTTCATTATGAACCATACTTTAAAGAGTGGGATGAAATAAGAGATAATAAACTTGAATGGGAAGATTATAAAATCATGGGTTCTCAAGATGAAATTGAACGTGATCTTGAAACAGAAGTACTGAGTGTAAAGTTTTCCAAGATAGGACAAAAAACATTTGATGCATATCCAAATCTAAAATGGATTCAATGTAGAGCACATGGATCGGATAATATCAATTTAGAATTAGCAGAGAAACGTAGAGTAGGGGTTGTTTGTCTAGACCCAGATACATTCAATGTAGCAAAATGGATTGATCGATGGAAAAAAGGTACAAACGTTTTATTATTAGGAGCAGGTAAAATTGGTAAAGCTATTAATACCTTTGATTATAATGTAACAGAAGTGAATTCCATAACCGATTACAATACAATTTATCCATATATGGAGAGTTTTGATACAATAATTGTTGCTTCATCACCTACAGATACACCAATTTTGGATAAAGCATTGTTAGAAAAATTTAGTGGAAATATTATTTCTATATCAAGACCTGCTTGTATAGATAATGAGGCGTTACTTGAAGCTGTGAATGATGGTAGAATAACAAATGCTCAAATGGATATGTTAGATCCTAAAGGAAGAGATGAGCTAGTAGCAACGAAAAAAGTAACGTATCATGGACATAAGGCGTGGGAAGCATATGGTATTACACAATATGATGAACGATACTTTAGTATGGTGTTTGGTGAAATTCATTGGTTGTTGAGGAATGATCCTAAGTATGAGCCACCTGTTAGAAATAGTAGAGTAGTTTTGGAAAGAAAATCAAATGCGTTGTTTGGAGACTGAAGAGTTCCCATATTATCCTACTGATAATGTTTGGAGAAGAGAAGAATTCAAAAAATTTATTCAGTATCAAGGAAATTTGTGGGATGGTAAAACAATAAAACAAACAATGCACGGTCTTGCTTTGTTGTGGTCTTATATGCCTCATGCTTTTGATGTTAAATGTGGTAACATGAATACTCCTCTACAAACTTTTTTCAATGATAAGGGGAGAATCGAAACGAAAATGAAACAACTTGGCCATGTAGACTCGCCCTCTGGTTTAAGAAAAGTTTTGAAAGTTATGTCTGGCTCTCAAGGAGTTAGTAATTTTAGACCAACTGCCGCACAAGCAATATATGAAAAGTTTTTACCTGATGGTGGTACTACATGGGATATGTCCGGAGGTTATGGTGGAAGATTGTTAGGTGCAATAAAAACACATATAAATTATATTGCTACTGAACCATCAAAAGAAACATTTAATGGATTGAATCAAATTGCAAAGGATTGGGGCAATCAATCAAATCTTTTTGGAACTACTCAACGTTTAGAAATAGTTCAAAGTGGAAGTGAAGATTATGTCCCCGAAAAAGAATCTTTAGATTTATGTTTCACTTCACCACCATACTTTGATACAGAAAAATATTCTGATGAGGATACCCAGAGTTATAAAAAGTTTCCTAATAAAGCAGATTGGTTAGAGGGATTTTTACGTAAGACAGTACAAAACTGCGCATATGGCTTAAAACCAAGACGCTATTTGGCAATCAATATAGCTAATGTTAGTTCATTTGATAATTTAGAAGGTGAATGTGCAAATATAGTTCTATCTGAAGAATTTGAATATATGGAAACGTTTCAACTTACCTTATCAAAAATGCCTGGCAAGAATATAAAATCCGATAGTTTTAAATATGAGCCCGTGTTTCTTTTTAGGAAAAAATAATGTGTGGATTTGTAATAGGGAATATTTTTACATCTGAAAAACAATTTACCGATGCCTTAAAGCTTATAGATCATCGTGGTACAGATAGTAAAGGAATTAACTACAGTATTGAAACTGATACTTGGTTAGGACACAACAGACTTTCTATTCAGGGTTTGACTGAAGAATCACAGCAACCTATGTTCAAATGGCCATATATTTTAGTCTATAATGGTGAACTGTGGCGAAGTATGGATAGTCATAAATCTAAATTTGATTTACATACAGGAAGTGATACAGAATTGTTATTGAACATGTTTCATTTAGACCAAGAAGATTGTATCAAAAATCTTGATGGTATGTTTGGATTTGCAGTCTTGGATGAAGAAAAAAAGAAACTAACTTTTGCTAGAGATTTCATAGGGAGAATTCCTTTATATTTTTTTAAGAAGGGAAAACAAATTGTAGTTGCAAGTGAATTAAAAACAATTACAAAATCCTTGAATATCAATGCCTCCGATGTTGTATTAGTAGATCCTGGCTGTTACTATGAATTTGATTATGTGACAGGGGAACTAGTGAAAACAAAATTTTACGAGTTTCCTGCTATGACAGATATTGAAGACATGAAAGAAGAAGAAGTAATCGATGGTATTAGAGATTTGTTGACTGAGGGTGTACACAATGAATTAATTTCAGATGTGCCGGTGTGTACAATTTTGTCTGGCGGTGTAGATTCAACTATCGTTACTTATCTACTTAAACAACAAATTCCAGACCTACAGGCTTTTGTAGTGAGTGTCGGTGATACTGGTAAGAAAGATGATTTGTATTATGCCCGAATGGCAAGTAAAGAAATAGGTGTTCCACTTCATGAAGTAATTATTGATGAGGAATGGGTCAATGACAATATGAGTGAGGCGGTCTATGCAGTCGAAGATTATACGTGGACACAAGTTTCTCCGGCGGTTGCCCAATTAGCACTTTCCAAACGAATTCGTGATGAAGGATTCAAAGTTGTTTTTGGTGGAGAGGGGAGCGATGAATTGTTTGCATCTTATGGTCATGTATTTGCATGGAACTATAAGGACAAAGACTACATCAAAGAACGTTATAAGCTGGTAGTAAATCTCCACAAAAACAATTTAATACGTACCAATAAAGCAATGATGTATGGTGGAACTGTTGAGTTAAGGACACCATTTCTTCACAAAGATTTGGTCGAGTTTTGTTTGAGGATTCCACCAAAATATAAAGAAGACGGCCCGATGTGGAAACCGATGTTGAGAAAAGCATTTGCCGGAAAGATTTCAAATGAACTTTTGTTTAGACCCAAAAAAACCTTCCAAGATGGTTGTCATACCATCTACCTCAAGAATCACAAAGAACGAATTAAAGAATCGTATTTGTCACATTATGAACAAAGAAATCCTTTAGAGAGTTTTTTAGCACAATAAGGTGGGGGTCCCAGATAGGGGTTCTGGCCCTTAGACCTCTACCTTTTTACTTTTTAAGTTACATTTTTAATATTATGTTAACTTGGTATCTTATTGTTATTGTTACATAATTAAAAACGTACTTGTAAATATTTTTTATTTTTGTAAATTTCCTGTTTTTGACCTATAACATACTGATATTATTTTAAAATAATAATTCTATAAACACTTGACTTTCAGCCCGGAATAGCTTAAAATATAAGTGTAGTTTAAAAAGAGATGGGGATGTACCCAATTTTCTATTAGACTTTTCCCAAACGAGAAATGATTATGAATGATTATGAAAAAGTGCAGATAGAGATAAACGAATCCGTAACCTCTGATAATTTCAAAGAACATCTACGAAAAAATTATCATAATTCCTATGAAGAATATGAATCTGATACTAGACATATTGATTTAGATGTTTACTATGAAAAGAACTCAATACCCCTTAGTGAACTCATCCCAAAGGATATGTCCATCAAGGAGTATTTCGGAAAGGAACAGAGACTCCTGAGAGGTGAAAACATCAGTTACGTGAAGTTCGATAAAGATGGATATCAATGATTAAAGAAATTACAATAGGTGAAGAGACAATAGAAATTGATTTGGAAGGAGCACCACTATGGAAGGTGTGGCTCCTCCACATTGTTCTGCTTGTTCGTTTCGGAAAACTCTTGAGAGAACAAAAATAAATGCAAAAAGTTTGTATAAACACTTGACTTCCTGACCCAGTAGTGTTATAATGGTCCTGTAACAATAAAGAAGGGGAATAATCCCATAACTTAAATGAGAGAACATTATGAGTATTCACACAGCGTACAAGGCCGGAGCGATGAGCCGAAAACGAACCGTGTTTGAGTTTAGAGCAGGTCGAAAACGTGTCGTTAAATCCGTTGAAACTGTAGAAGAAGCTAACAAATTGATGCGTAAAATGATTAAAATTCGCAACGAGAATTCCCTATGGGAAAATATTGATGTGAAAACCGGTCATCTTCGTGCAGTTGATGAATTGGAAAAAGTCATGGGTGCCATCTTTGATGTGTATGAAACCATGTCTATCTATGTAAATGGTAAATCAGTAAGGAAAATTTGGAAAAGGGGGTTTTAATATGAATTATCCAACAGCAGATACAGGACACATCTATCCTGAAATGTCCAAATACATTGATTCAAACGGGTTTACGTTTGATCATAAAGAAGAAATAACTACTGAAGAGTTTGAAGAGGCTCTTACTGAAAAAATGCATTTGGTAGCACATTGTGTTTTTAATGAAAAAGAATCTTTCCCTAACTCAAATAGAGAGTTTATTAATGGAGAAGAGTTTGAAGGTAAACTGGTTGATTATTTAAAAGATTCTCCTTATTGGGAAGATGAGGGCGCGGAATGGGTATATTGTATTGCATATGATGGCCACATTGTCAAAATTGGTATGTCTCTTTCAAGTCTTAAAAAGCGATTTGCTTCATATTCGTGTGGAACTAGAAAGGCTATGAAGAAAGGTTCTTGTTCTACTACTAACTATGTTATTACAGAATCTAATTATCATGGTATTACAGAAGGTATGAAGGTAGAAATATATGGTATTCGTATTGAGAAAAAATATGTGACTGAAGAAGGATTCGGGGGGAGAACACGGACAATCGAATATAACAGAGGAAGAGGATATGAAGAGTGGGTTACTGACATATTCGTTGAAACTACTGGACATATCCCCATCTTGTGTGTTCAAAAAGGAAATTCAACTAAATGAAGGAAGAAAATATTAGTAGGGATTTAGATAAATTTTATACACATCCAGAAATTTCTAAAAGGTTTGTTGAAAATATTAAATCACATGTATCATTTGATGACATGGATATTATACTTGAACCTTCTGCTGGATGTGGTAATATATCAAAGTGCTTACCGGAGGATGCTGTATCTATAGATTTGGTTCCAGAAGGTGATGGTATTATTAAACAGGATTTTTTTGATTATTTTCCTGTTGGTCTTGAACCATACGATGAAGAGAATTTATTTCACAAAAACTATAAGAAAATATTAACGATTGGAAATCCACCTTTTGGTAGAGGATATTTAAATCCTTTGGCTGTAAAGTTTTTTAATCATGCAGCAAAGTTTAGTGAGTATATTGCTTTTATCGTACCATTAAAATGGACTTCTAGTTGGAAACTTCATAGACAATTGGATGTAAATTTTTCATGTGTTTATAGTGAACACTTACCTAAAGATAGTTTTTTACTTAATGGAAAACCACATCATGTTAAATGTTGTCAACAACTCTGGAAAAGAGGAAATCATGAACCTAACCTTAGAATACTAGAAAGACCAAAAACTGTCCATGAAGATTTTGATTTATTTCTCACTTGTGATAATGTAAAGAAAAGAGTATCGGTAAGAAAACAAATTAAAAAGAATGAATATTGGGACTTCGGCCTTAAGTATTGGGGAAAAATTGGAGTATGTGAACTAAATGAAATTGAAGAAAATACTACTACCCACTTTCTTATTAAAGCATATCAACCTTTTGTTAGAAAAATATTTGAAAATATAGAATGGAAAAAGTATACCCATAATATGGGAGCTGAAAATATTGGTGGAAAATCAAATTTGATACGTGCATATGAGGAAACAAAATATAATCTATTAATTCAACAATGGTTGGAATTACCATAGCATAAATATTTCATGGACAAAGAAGAAGCACGAAATATTTCACAGTTATTCATAGATTATGATGGAGAAGTCCAGATTAATCCATTCGCAAAAGTCCATTGGGGGAAGATTAACCATCATGCTCTCAATGGAAGTTTATATGTTGACAATGATAAAAACTATGGTATAATAGGGGATACATCTAAAACTAATAGATC